CCATCTTCTCGATACACTATTGGATCAATTAAATTTTTTACATTGTTAAATGTTGCCTCTTTACCTGCTGCTGTGGCAATCCCTGCTAATTTATTTATAAATTCTCTAGATAAGTTATGAAGTTGACCTCTATTATAACGATTTTTTAATTTTGTATAAATACTCATGACTAAATCTACAGCCCATTTTACAATAAATCTTGGCCCTAATCTTGTATCGCTTATAACTTCTGGTTCTGCAAAATCAAGTAAAGAAATAGAATCTATATATTCTCCCCATTTTACTTTATTAGGATTACTAAATGGTATAGAACTATTGGGGTTAATAATATAATCTTTACTTATATTTACAGGAACTAAAGTTATATGAGGCCCTGCTGCTGCTGCTGCTGCCCTTTCTGCTTCTGCTACTGTTATTGCTAGTGCTGCTGCTGCTCTTTCTGCTGCTGCTGGTGCTGCTGGTGGTGCAAATACCTTTTGAATACAACTATAATAATTTGTTACATTTATATATTGTTGTTTTATTTTTAAAAAGTAAGATAATAAATCTTCTATATTTTTAATTAACAGCGCTGCTTCTGCTGCTCCTGCCCCTGCTGCTGCTGCCCTTGCTGCTTCTGCTGCCCTTGCTGCTGCTGCCCTTGCTGCTTCTGCTCTTGCTGCTGCCCTTACTGCTTCTGCTGCTCTTTCTGCTGCTGCCATTGCTGCTTCTTCTCCTTCTCCTGCTCTTTCTGCTTCTGCCCTTGCTGCTGCTGCTGCTCTTGCTGCTGCTTCTTCTGCCCCTGCCCCTGCTCCTGCTCCTTCTGCTACTGCAGATGAATCAAAATATGACAATTCTCTACTTGGAACAAAACTATACAGTACAGCTATTTGTGCTGCTTTTTTTAGTGCTTCTTTATAATTTTTATTATTATCACTTGCTCTACAACAATCATTTAATTCTCTACTAGCAACTCGTAAAAAAATATCTTCAACTTTTCTTAATTCATTTATAGAATTATTTAGAACTTGGAAATTATATCCACTTACATCATTTACTAGTTTTTCTAATTCATTTGATTTATATGCTAATAATTGTAACTCATTCTTTTTCTTAAATATAACAAATGTCTTATCTCCTTTTGTAGGATAATACCAAATTATATCAGTACCTATTGAAAATGCCTTTAACACTGGTAAAATATCAAAACTCTCAAATGCTTTTATGAATTCAGATGCTTTACGAATTGGAATTGGAGGCGGCGGCGGTATATATTGTTCTATTATAAAATCTCTATAATTTCCTGCAACTTTCACTTGAGCTCCATCACCATAGTGTTTTGCAATAAAAACTGCTTCTGTTTTTTGGTCAGCTGGTATTAATTGAAAACAACTTGTAAATTTCTTTAGAAGCGCTTTAGCTGTATTCATTTTTTCTTCAACTTCAATAAATTTACCTGAACCAACAGGACTTTCAAATTCAAATGTAACATTTAATCGTTTTGAAGCCTGATCTTTTACTCCATTATGAGTCATATATACAGTACGATTCATAAACATATGAGATAAATCTTTCCCATTTCCTCTCATACTTTGAATATATGGTGGATATACTACAGTCATTGTATTATTTGGTGGCCCTTTTTCATACCAAAAGACACTTTGTAAATTACTATTTTCAGCTGCATTTCCACCTATTGGATTCATTTTACTTGCTGGATCAAATTCAACTTCCCGTGTATGTGTTTGTAATAAATTATCTTTTAGTTCTCCTAATGTATTTAAAGTACTAATAAATTCTCCACCGCCCCTATGTACATCTGTTATTTTTATAAAAGGTTGGTTAATATTTGACATTACATCTGTTACTATTGAATCGGCACCATTTGAGAATGTATTACTTCGTAGATTCCAATAGTTAGAATCTAGTCTTCCTGTAATTGTATGATCATCATCATCATCGTCGTTATTATCTCCTTTTTTTGAAAAATTTGTTCTATCATATACGTGAAAATCATATTGAAAATTTGTACCATTAATCTTAATATCACCTCTATGACCATGCTTTAATAATCCATTAAATGTATCAAAACTATTTGATGTTAATGAATTACTATTATAAATTAAAGCATTCCATAAATCTGATTTGTCTTTTTTTTCAGCACGGCCCTCATTTTGACCAGTATATCTCGCTACTGCTGATGTCGCCCCTGAACGAGCTAAAGAATTAGATAATAAACGATCGCTAAAATTTAAACCATTTGCTATTATAGTACCTGGTATATTTGAAAATTGTTTATATGTTTCAGTCCCATGATCTTTTACTATATCAGTATTAATAACTGCTCCCCAAAATTCTTCTAACCATGCATTTGGAAACCCATTTTTGGCGTCAGGTTCAAATATACCTGTATCGTCAATGAATGATCCGCCTCTTCCTAGTAGTGCTCCTCTTGCTGCTGCTGCTGCTGCTGGTGCTGCTGGTGCTGCTGCTGCTCCTCCACTTCCTCCTGCCGCCCCGTCCACTCCCATAGCTACATCTCTTCCTCCTGCCGCCGCTGCTGCCGAGGACATTCTAAAAAGGGTTAAGATAAGATCATGAACGTTTATACTAATATACCATCTGGATACTTTTTTAAGAAAAACTATCTAGCTTGGCAATCCATCTAAATTTGCTGGCTATCGCCATCATATTTAGCTTGGAGAATACAGCTAAATTTTTTAACATGAATGTAAAAAAATTTAGCTGGAAATGGTTTCGATCCATTGATTTCTGGGTACCTTTTGTGAAAGACAGTATGAGCCCAGCGCGTTACCTCTACGCTATCCAGCTGGAGGCCAGTATTCATCGGGATCTATAGATATACATATGTTCTCACCTTTTACAGCAAGAAGGGGCGCCCATGTATAGACCTTGCTTCCCGAATACTGATTGAACAACTTATAAATACCTTTTTGGGTTTCTAGACCCTTTTTATTCCTTCTCTATCGGGAGCTACTCCAATAGAGAATCTCTCTCTTGTCCCCCTTGTCCAACTCACATAGACTTTCGTCCATGTGCTCTGATTCTTTGGCTGATCTTCTTCGTCGCTAGCGGCAAGTAAAATGGGTAATGGGAAATGGTGTGGTTTAACTCAGAATAACTAAACTAAGGCGGATTGGATACGTCCAATGACGTATGATACTACATTAAATGAAAATGGTAAAAACAATACATGACAAAGGATCAGCCAAAGCATCAAAAAAAGCTATAAGTAGCCAGCTTACAGAGTTGAAGGGGTAGCACAAGAGAGAGGGTGGCACACAGCTTCTACGTTCGGTATTTCAACTCCACTAGCCCACCTCCCTGCTTCTAAAAGAAAAAGAGAGCTGGGCTTGTCTTCTATGTACCGTAAGTATACACTTTTACTCCCTTTTTACGCATTTAATATCCATTTACACAACAATAACATATGTTAGCATGTTTATAATGATAACATTCATCACAGTAATGTAGTCCAGTACTATACTCAATTTCTTCACTACACCTCCTACAGTAATTCGTGTTGAGGATGTCCCTCCATTTCCGCTGAAGTAGAATAACTGCTCTCAGAAGATCCATTTGTCTTTTTTACACATTCCTTTGACTCCTGGTCTAGATTTCATTTTTTAACATAGTAACTATCTCCATACCATTTTTTGTCTAATAGTTTCCATGTTTGTTCTGTTATATTTAGTGGTTCTGTAGTTAATTTATAATATTTATATTCATCAACTCTTAATTGATTAAATTCTTCAGATCCACATCGCGTACCTACTATATATATTTCATCTTGTGTAATCCATCCTATACCTACATCATAAGTAACAGCATATATTCCAGGTGAAACTGTAGGTGTTGTATGTTTATTTGGTTGTGTATATAGAAGTATTCCTTTTATTTGTTTAGAAATTAATGCCATTCAAGTAATTAGGTATAGAATTTTTTATTTATACCACTAAGTATCAAATATAAGGCCCCCTCTGGGGGCATATTTGATTCTTAGCGGCATTGCCGTTTAGTATAGAAATCGGCCACTCCTTCCATTGGAAGAGTGGCCTTAGATTTCTTACTAAACGGTATGACTGTGCTATTAGATTTTCAAGATATTCTTATGCGTACTCGTGATATAGAATTTGTGAAAGCCTGCTGGAAAGAATTTCCAAATGCAACTTGGACTAGAGCTGATGGACACATGGTAGAAGATTTTATTTATTATAAGATGGATGATATTCTGAATCTTTTCTGGGAGCATGATATGTTTTGTAGAGCTGGTAAAGATCTTGCTAGTGAATATATGAACAAAAAGTTGAAATAAGATACTTGTAATTTTTTACGTAGAATGGAAAATTACAATAAAGTTAAAGAATGTGTTGAAGAATATAAATGTACTCTTTTAACTACTTTTGAAGAGTTTGAAAATAGAAGGAAAACTGTTCTTAAAAACTACTACAGTTATGTAAGAATTAACTTCATAGGAACATGTGGTCATGAATCAAGTGCTGTTTATACTAATTTTGTTCTTAGAAAAACAGGAATTACTTGTAAAGATTGTATAAAAATAAATGTAAAAAAGGTATTACATACAAAATCACAAATAACTACAATAACAGAATCTAATGGAATTTCTTTATTAGAGCCTTATTTAACAGAAACATATGAAATTATTAGAACAAAAGAAGGCTGTATAGCAGATTTAGCTATTCGTAAAAGAAATACTACAAATAATTTATATATTCCTATACAAATAAAAGTAACACAAAATTCTTGTCATACAATGTATTCTTTTAATTCAATAAAACAATCTTATAAAGATTTTATATTAATATGTATATGCATTGAAGATAATAAATTTTGGATTATACCCTATAATCATCTAAATATAAAATGTAAACTTAATATATCAAAAAAATCAAAATATAATAAATATTTAGTTTCAGATAATAAAGATATATCTAATACTATAGATAAATATTTAAATGAAATAAAATTATATTCTTTAACTGAATTAAATACACCAACTTCTATATATCAAAAAAGAGAACAAGAATATGTAAAAAAGAGGGAATCATATATTCATTTTCTAAACTATTTATATCCATCTGTACAAAATACTGCAACTGATTTTCTAATAAACAATAAAAAAATTCAAGAGAAAGTATGTGGCTATTTATCAAAAAAGCATTCACTCTGTGTTCATTTAGCATGTAACCATGGAAAAAAAGAAAGTGGGATTAGAAATTGGAGAACCTATAGATTGGGTGAGAATGATTATTATTGGTTTCATTCAAGCACTGATGATAGATTTTGGATAATACCAGAAGTAGAACTGTTTAATAGAAGGTATTTATCAAAATCTGATGAAACTTCTTATAAACAAATATTTCTTATAAACAGTAATTATGAATGGTTAAAAGGGTATGAATATAATTACTTGAATGTTGATATGGATAAAATAAAGAAAATATTTGATTAATATATTAAATATTTAAGAATATTTAATATAGTTTCGGTCCGAGTGGGGGTCGAACCCACGACTTTTTGCTTAACAGGCAAACGTTCTGAGCCACTGAACTATCAGACCCATGTGGAGATTCCTCTCCAATATACCGTAGGAGGTTTTCTTTAGGCTTTGAACGCACTTTCAGATTTTCCCATTCTTTACCACATATTTTTCTATAGAATACAAAAATATGTGTCTCGCGAGCCGGAATCGAACCAGCGACTTGAGGAGTATTACATTCTTTAACGAATTTGTTTAGATTCTTAATAATCTACAATCCTCCGCTCTACCAATTGAGCTATCGCGAGTTCTTTGGAGGTTTCCCTCCATCCTATTCGAATATCCTTTTTTTCTCCTTTTTCCGCACTTCTTAACTCCCACACGTATTACAGGTACATTTCGTATACTTTGTTAACATATGGACAAGGGCCCCATCACACACTCCATACTCACAGATATTCACATAATCTTCAAATATCCTTCCTCCTCTTAATAAAGTCTGCTGGCCCCAATGAGTTCCCTCCTCTTTCTCTATCATCTGCTTGAACTCCTTTGTCTTGACTCCAGAATCATCTAGAGTAAACACAAATCTCTTGCCCATCATGTTTTGTACGATGACCTTCATTTACGCCTTTTCTTTTTCTATTTTTCTATAGCTTTTCATTTAAGCATTTCTACGCAAACGACGATATCCTGGACATCTCATTGAATCCCAAGCACAATCCCAACAAGAACAATCTTCGTTTGGATCGCAGACCATATTGTTATTACATCCAGTATTATAGGAGCATTTGGAATCTCCACTACAGTCTGAACAACTACAGTCTTCATGTGAATCACACCAGGCATTATAGTTACATCCTGTGTTTCCTCCACCATTACATCCATTTTGTTGCTGGCCCGAACTCTTCGCATCCCAGGCACTTTGACTTTGTAGTTGATAGGAAGTAATTGATGAAACAGAATCAAAACAATATTGTAAATCTTGATTTACATAGTAAGATTGACACTTATTTCTAGCATTATTTCCCCAATCACCTGTACAACTACTCATTTCTGAAGAACACTGTGCTATACAACTATCAAACGCAGAATACTCGTGTGACCATTCTACCTCATACCCATATCCTTGCGGGGCGGTTAATCCAGTATTCCATTGGGATGTCCATGTTAAAGTACCATAGTCAGTACCAGGGCAGTCTGATCGACATGTGTAAAATGTCTCTCCTTTGTTTGGCTCACATACACCATTTCCACAGCAGGGACGTTTTTGAGCCCCTGAATACCTATAACACGTTGATCCCTCTAAATTATGCTCTGGATCTTGACAACTATAGACTAAGCTTGATTCACATGTACGTGTATCATCTTTTGGAGCAGTAAATTCTGGACATTGATTTACACACATATGCGATGCATGATCGCCATAATAGGGTTCACTGCATCTATCCACACACTTAGCATAGTTACTATCTCCAAAGGTTCCACTGGGACACTGCATTACACATCTCATAGTGTTGTAATCCGCATAATACCCCATGGAACACCAATCTACACACATTGAACCATCATAGAACTGACCTGTGGGGCAAGAACCAGAACCGCCACCACTGTCCCCACCTTCTATTAAAATACAAGTATATGATGAGTCACTGTTATATCCATCAGGACAGTTCCATACACAAGTCATATCTGCTGAATGTGCATACATTCCCGATGGACATGAGTCATAACAAGATCCATAATCCATAGCGACTTTATATTGCCATTCATTACAATACCAGTCAGTTAGCCGACGCGCACCAGCCTGCGCCTCATACGTGTATACACACTTTGGCGGATAGTCTCCAGTTAGAGAATCTTCTGGGTTTTCACAGTACCATTCCATACAAATAGGTGAAGGACTAGGAGAAGGTGTTATACTTGGTGTTCTACTCCTAGAAGGAGTTATACTTGGTGTATTTGATATAGATCGTGTTATACTTGGTGTTCTTGTTATACTTGATGTTGGTGTTGGCGTTAGACTTGGTGTTGGCGTTAGACTTGGTGTTGGCGTCTGTGTTGGTGTTGGACGAGCTGTTGGCGTTGGTGTAGAAGAAGGAGAAGCTGCTGGTGCTGGTGTATTAGATGGACTTATACAAACCGTCATCTGGATATCTTTGAATTCCTCTACAAAATTCTGTTGTCTAACATTCTCTTCATAATAAGATGTTATGGTTTGAATACATACTTCATTACTACTTATAGCATCTTCTGACCCATATCCTTCATTACATAATCGTATAGAACATTCAAACCACTTTGAATCTATTTCTTCCTTTTTTATAGTACATATCTGATATCCTTGTTCAAGTATTTCAAAACATGGTGTAAATTCTATATCTCCAATTCGTATAGGCAGTTGATAATTATAAAGAGGTCCAAAAGGCTGCCAATCTATTCTTGGTGCTGGTGTATTAGATGGACTCGGTGTTTCTGTGTTAGAAGGAGTTCCAGAGTTGCTCGGTGTTGGCGAGTTACTAGGTGTTCCAGAGTTACTAGGTGTTCCAGAATTTGAAGGAGTTCCAGAATTGCTCGGTGTTAGTGAGTTAGAAGGTGTTCCAGAATTTGAAGGAGTTCCAGAATTGCTCGGTGTTAGTGAGTTAGAAGGTGTTACTACAACAATTGAGGATGGTGAGGGCGTTGATGAGGGCGCTGTAGCTATCTTACGGAGTTTCCCCGTGCCAAAATCACATACATACATGATTCCAGTAGGCGTATCAAAATATAATCCATAAGGTTCGGCAAATACAGCCCCTGTCGCAATAGCATCCCAGGTCCCCCATTGTGCTACACCCGCATAGGTTGTTACTTGTTGGGTGTCTGAATGAATCTTACGAATCGTGTTTGTTTGCCCTACTTCACCAACATATACATTTCCATAGTCATCCGTGGTAACACCAACTGGAAAGAAAAAACTAGCAGTAAGTGCTGCTCCATTTAGAGAAGAAGCTGCTCCACTTCCAGCATATGTAGATACAACACCTGTACTTATCATAACCAATCTTACACGATTACTTAGATAGTCTGCTACATAGAGTCTTGATCCTGATTTATCAAGGGCTATATTTTGGGGATTATAAAATCTCGCTTGGGTAGCTGTACCATCGGCATATCCACAGCCAATTCCTGAAAACGTCGTTACACCAATAGCTGTTAACTTACGTAATGTACACGCGTCAAACTCTGATATGTATATATTTGCCCCTGTAGCATCACTCGCTATACCAAATGGACCACGAAACGTTGATGTAAGTAAGGGTCCATTTGCCCAACCAAACGCCCCTGTACCAGCATATGTAGATACTATTCCATCAGGTGTAATCATACGAATTCGTTGATTTGTATAATCTGTAACAAATAGGCGACATGTCTGATCTGATGTAATCGCTTTGGGTGAATTAAACTGGGCTGTTGCCCCAGGACCATCCGCGAATCCTGCCACACCAGTACCTGCCAATACCGTGGTCGTTCCGTCTAGGAGAACTTTAAATATCTTATTTCCTTTAGCATCTACAATATATAATATACCATTACATAATGTTACACTACTGATTTGATTAAATGGACCGCCAAATGTAGTCACATACAGTGGATAAGGAGATTTACTTGGTGAAGGAGAGGGTGGTGGTGTATTAGAGGGTGTTGGCGTATTTGATGAGGTTTGTGAGGGCGTAGGTGTGTTAGAAGGAGTTTGTGTATTAGATGGTGTTGGCGTTATAGATGAAGTTGGCGTAATTGATGGAGTGGGTGTTATAGATGGTGTAGGTGTTATTGATGATGTGGGTGTAGCACTAAGTGTCTTGGTTGTACTAGGAGTTGGTGTAATAGATGGTGTAGGAGTTGCTGTGAGTGTCTGTGTTGTGCTTGATGTAGGCGTCACAGATGGAGTTGGGGTATTGGATCCTGTTACCGTAGTTGAAGGAGTTGGTGTAATAGATGGTGTAGGTGTAGATGTCATTGTAGACGTAGAAGTAGAGGTTGATGTAGCAGTAGAACTACTTGTGGCACTAGATGTTTTAGTAGCACTTGAGGTCGCACTTGATGAACTTGTCGCTGTAGAACTTCCAGTTGCTGTAGCTGTAGGACAATCTATATCACATCTCCATTCAGGATGCTCTGGTGGCGTCAATCCAGCACGCTCTCTATCCTCACAATAATGATCCCCACAGGTCGGTGGACAGTCATTTGGACACCAGAGTGGACTGCCAACAGTTCTTTCTTCTCCTTCACATATTTCATTTCCACATACTGGAAAACAATCTTCAGGACAGTTGTTATAGTGTTCATCTATAGCACATACACTGTCTCCACAAAAAGATCCCGCACTCGCACTCGCCGTTGGACTCGCGGTACTCGTGGCCGTGCTACTCGCCGTACTACTTGCCGTGCTACTCGCTGTACTTGTAGCTGTGCTACTCGCTGTGCTACTTGCTGTACTACTAGCTGTACTCGTAGCGCTGCTACTTGATGTACTTGTAGACGTGCTACTCGCCGTACTCGTAGCGCTGCTACTTGATGTACTCGTAGCGGAACTTGTAGCAGAAGCTGTAGATGATGTTGATACACTTACACTAGGAGTACTAGAAGATGTACTCGTAGCGGTACTACTCGCAGTGCTCGTGGCGGAACTTGTAGCGGAACCTGTAGCTGTGCCGCTCGCAGTGCTACTCGCTGTGCTCGTAGCGGAAGCCGTACTCGTAGCGGAACTTGTAGCAGAAGCTGTAGAGGATGTTGATACACTTACACTAGGAGTACTAGAAGATGTACTCGTAGCGGTACTACTCGCAGTGCTCGTAGCAGAGCTACTCGCCGTACTCGTAGCGGTACTACTCGCAGTGCTCGTAGCGGAACTTGTAGCGGAACTCGTAGCGGTGTTCGTAGCAGTGCTCGTAGCGGAACTTGTAGCGGAACTCGTAGCGGTGTTCGTAGCAGTGCTCGTAGCGGAACTTGTAGCGGAACTCGTAGAAGAGCTACTAGCAGTGCTACTCGCTGTGCTCGTAGCAGAAGATGTACTAGAGGCAGTTGATGTTGATGTATCTGTAGATGATGAGGATACTGTTACACTAGGAGAACTCGTAGCAGAGCTACTTGCCGTACTCGTAGCAGTGCTCGTAGCAGAGCTACTTGCCGTACTCGTAGCAGTGTTCGTAGCAGTAGTTGTAGCAGAACTCGTAGCGGAACTCGTAGGTGTATTTGTAGCAGAACTACTCGCGCTGCTCGTAGCAGAATTTCTACTGGTAGTCGTTCCAGAAACACTTCCTGTAGAGGAAGGTGTTGATGAAGATGTAGTAGATCCACTCTTACTCGCTGTTCCACTGCCACTTCCTGTTCCACTCACACTCCCTGTTCCACTCCCACTCACTGTACTACTTCCAGTTGATGATACGGTGCTTGTAGAAGAAACAGATACTGTAGTTGTCATAGAAGCACTTGGAGAATTACTAGAAGTACCTGTACTTGTAGTGCTTCCAGTGATGCTTCCAGAAGTAGAAGGACTAGAAGTAGGTGTAGAAGATCCACTCTTACTCCCAGATCCACTCGGACTTCCAGTCCCTGTTCCAGAACTTGTAGAGGTTGATGATCCACTTGCTGTTGGACTAGTAGACCCTGTGCTAGAGACTGTTGAACTTCCTGTCCCACTTCCAGATTCTGTTTTCGTCCCTGTAGAGCTAGATGTTCCACTAGAAGTTGCCTTAGACGATTTTGTAGATGTTCCAGTTCTTGTCTCTCTTGCTGATGATGATGTTGTTGGTGTAGATCTTGAGGATGGCGTAGTTGTCGCAGAAGGGGATGATGTGGCACTTGAGGAAGATGAAGCAGAAGCACTAGAAGATGATGAGGCTGTAGCACTCGTACTCGCCGATGAAGAAGATGATGCTGTAGCTGACCCTGTGGCACTTGTTGAACTTGTACTCGTTGCTGTATCTGAGCTAGATGCTGTAGCACTAGAACTTGCTGATGAAGAGGATGTGACACTTCCTGAGCCAGAAGCACTTGGGGAGGCTGAGCCAGAAGGTGTAAATGTTGCTTTTGTTGTTATTGTCCCTCTGGATGAACGTGAACTTGTTGTAGAAGGACTTGATGATCTTGTGTTAGAGGATGATCTCGTGCCTGTCCTACTCACACTTGGACTTGCTGTCCCACTTGTCGTTCCTGATCCTGTTTTTGTTCCAGAAGGTGATCCACTTGTACTAGGACTTCCTGTTGTAGATCTGGATTGTGTATTTGACTTTGTTCCTGTAGATGACTCTGTAGATGTTTTAGACCCGCTAGAAGATCCTGTTGCTGTTGTGCTAGGAGATGGGGTGCTCGTTTCACTCGCTGAACTTGTTCCAGATGATGAAACAGATGAACTTCCACTTGGTGATTTACTAGAACTTCCACTCTTACTCCCTGTTGTAGATGATGTTCCTGTTCGTGTTCCGCTCGGTGTACGACTAGATATTCCTGAACGACTGCTTGTCGCACTCGCCGATGGACTTCTACTACTACTCACACTCCCTGTAGAAGTCAAACTACTCGTTGGTGATCTCGTTCCACTTCCAGATTCTGTACCAGTCCCTGAAACACTTGGACTTCTTGTTCCAGAATTTGTTCCTGTTCCACTCGCCGAATAGGAACTACTCCTCGTGCCTGTTGGCGTTCTTGTTGTTGAACTAGATTCTGTTGATGTTAGAGATTCTCTAGCAGATACTGTACTAGATACTGTAACCGTTGGTGTTCTACTCAGACTACTACTTTGGGTTGATAGAGCACTCTGTGTATTTGTTCCTGTCCCACTCACAGAAACTGTAGATGTTCTACTGGATGTTCCTGACCCTGTTGGAGTTGGACTCACGCTTGTTGTTCTACTTGTTGTTACAGATACAGTTGCTGTTCTACTGCTAGAAGGTGATCCTGTGCCCGATGATGTACGTGTAGATGTTCTTGATCCAGATTCTGTAGATTTCCCAGTCCTTGTCCCTGATGTTGTTTTTGATCCAGATACAGAAGATGTTCCACTTGGGGTTCCTGTTGTTGTTCTACTTGTTGTTCCAGATTGTGAGGATACACCACTCCTTGTAGTTGTTCGTGTTGGTGATACAGTCCCTGTTCCAGATGCTGTAGATGATGTTGTCTTAGAAACTGAGGGAGAAGAACTTCCACTTCTACTTCCAGACGCTGATCTCGTCGCTGATACACTAGATGTCCCTGTTCTAGATCCAGTTCCTGTTCTAGAAGCTGTCGCTGTAGCACTCGCTGTTCTTGAAGCAGTTGCTGTAGAACTAGACGTCGCTGTAGAACTTGTTGAAAGCGTTGCTGTTGCTGATCTTGTTGATGTAGCTGTAGCAGATGTACTTCTTGATCCACTTGCTGATTTTGTTCCTGTTGTAGATCCTGATGGTGTTCTTGTACCGCTGCCTGTATGACTAGTTGTAGGTGATGTTGTTGCTGTTCTTGAGCTAGAGGGTGATCCTGTTGATGAGCGTGTACTTGATGGTGTTTTAGTTTCTATAGCAGAAGTTGAGGGGGATCTACTTGTTGTACCTGTCCTTGAGGATGTAGATGTTTCAGTAGATGTCCTAGAGGATGTCGCCGAAAGTGTTGCCCTGCTACTCGCTGATGCTGATCGTGAGGCTCTAGAAGAAAATGTACTCGTCTGACTTGGCCTGGCTGTTAAAGTGGACTGAGCACTTCTTGATGCTGATCTAGATGATGTTGCAGTTAATGTATTGTATATTGCTACAGCTGCCAATTCTCTCTTTTTCTCAAGTCCTAGATCATAATCCTTTATTAGAACATAATCTTCGGGAGGGTTTAGTATATCACTATAAAGGGTATCTCTACTAAAAAGACTCTTATTAGTGTCTTCTATAGGAGGCCCTAATCCTGTAGAAAGGGTAAGACTGAGCAAAAAGATTGCTCCTGCTGTTCGCAGCATTTTCTTCTTTAATCACAGCTTTTCTCTAAATCTGTAGAGTTAGAGAAAATATGTTGTTAGACTTTTAATCATTCAATGATTAATTCTCCAATCTCCCCTCTTTCATCCACTTTGAACTTCATACCATCTTCTGTTTCCCAGACTTCTTCTCCAGAGTCCTGTTTGACTTTCTGAATTTTGAGAACATCTGTTTGAACTTGTTGGGGGTTTTTTGCTGATTCTTGATAGTGTTTCGTTATCACTGGGAAATTTGTAAGTATTGTAGTCTTTTGAACTTCCTGTTTTTTCTTTGGGGGCATCTCCCCATTCTCTTCACTCTCGCTTTGGGCATCCTTCCATTCATCCTCCACTCTCCATGCTGCCTCTGCTCCGCTTGTCCTTACTCTTTCCTCTCCTCTCCTCTGAGCCTCTTTTGCTAACTCTAACCATAGTTTTGATGGAAGTCCATGCTTCTCCACCTGCTTCCAATACCATTTGCTTCCATAGATATGACTCGTCGGGGGTGGGGCTTCTGTCAGTAATCCATGTATCATTCTTGATTGATATTTACTACTATCTGGCCTCTCTAGACATTTGGAACAGATTGGTAGATCCTTCATTGGTTTATTTGGACACAAATAAAGCATTGAAGCTTTGATGTTTGAATCGCCTAAAGGCTCATTCGTTCTCTCCCAGTTTGTCAGTCTCGCTAGACAAAAGGGTCCTGCTGTACTTGCTCTAACCGAAGGTTCCTCTTTTACAGGGGTTTCCTTCTTAGTTTTTTCTTTAGACATTTCTAGTGGATAGGTTGGTAGCAGTTATCCCCTGCTAAAGCATCTAATCAAATTTTTTCCATTTTATTTCTATGTCTACTATCTTTTTTTCTTTATCATGTAAGATTGAACGTTCTGTTGTTATAAATTTTTGTACAGATGTATCTGGAAATATTTCTTGTAGTCTATATATATATATAGATCTATTTTGGATTCCTCTATTGCTGGCTTTTTTCCATCTTTTAGCCTGTCTAATTCTAAATAACAACTACTTTTTCCCTGTTTGATTGCCTCTATTACATATCCTTCTAGTATTACTAGTAATCTATTCATTTTTTCTTCTTCATGTTTTCTTTGTTCCTCTTCTTTTCTTGCTTTCTCTGTCAAATAGATTTCTTTCATAGCTTCATATGTGTACACTGACCGTTCCATTTTTCTATCCATTCCATATTTTTACAGTTTATACCATTTAAAATTTCCCTATAATTTCACAGCCAATCCACTGTTTTGTTCCGCTTAGCAACATATCTCCACGATGCCATAGATCTATATCAAAGAATAGTGCTTTCCCTTTTTCTGGTTTTATAGTATGTGTTTGTTTCCAAGTATCATCGTAAAAGATTGTATGCCCTCCTTCATAATCATCATTCAAATAGATTAGTAATGTCCATAGACTTTTTTCTTTATTTTGCTTATCATAAAATAAACCAGTATCTGTATGCATACTAAATTGCTCATTTGATCCATAATTACCTGTCATAATTAGAGTGTTCGCCCTTAGGGCAAGCGATGAAGATTCAATATGCGTTTGAAGCCTTGTATAGAATTTGGAGCTGAGTTCTTTATCTATCCATTTTTTATTCTTAAAAATTCCAGAATCTGTAAAGTTTGTTGCCTCTTCTGGCGGATGAAATACTAGATTTCTATACATATCACATTCCTCTTCAGATAAAAAATCAGGAATTGTGTAAATACCCTTCTTTTCTAACGTAATCATTTACTTGTTTAAAGTTTATTCATACAAAAGTTTAAGTAATGGCTGCCAGATTTGAACATACTATATCTACTCTTACTATGAAAGAGATTCGTGATAAATATTTTGGAGCTCAGGATATGTATGATTCTGAAAAGATTGCTACATTTAATCTTCCTAAACACAATGGTCTTGTTAAAGAGACTCGTTCGTTTCTATTTGAATCTCCTCCTGGCGGTGCTTCCTTTCGTCATGTAATGAGTTATGGATATGATAAAGTTGAGAATGGTGTAAAAGCATTTATAAAATACAAGGACGAAGCCTATACAAACTTTAGAATCACACCCACACATGCAATTACACGTATTCAACATGAAATTGGAGGACAACGTATTGAAAGTCTCTGGCTCTATCGCTTTCTAAATATGGATCCTAATTTTTATGAAATGTCTTTGGGAAGAGCAGTACCCTCTCTTGCTTATCACAATAATGAAATTGTCTTTGAAACGAATCGCAAATGTCAAGTATGCATATCCTATGATGTAGTTACTCAAGTTTATAACACACCCTATGAAGAAGCAACTGAAATAATGCTGGAATGTGAGCAATATACAGGGTCTGAAACAGTTACCGATATAACTCCTAGTTATAGACAGAAAATATGTGTTCCTGGTAAATGCAAAATCCCTTTATTATTTAATCATCCTATTATCACCCTCTATGCATTTCTACCTCAAACTACTGTTGATGCACGAGTTATTCTGGATTCTGTTGATTACGGTCTCACTTTAATAAAGAGTGATAGAGGGTATTATTATATTAATTTTGGTAATGAAACATCTATTAACTTTTCAAGAGTTGACAGGCCTGAATTAGAGATCACTTTATCTGAAACAAATTTTAACTATGAAAATGGTGCCTCTGTTATTGGTATTCATAAAGCAGTTCTTAGACGAATGGCTGGTATGGCTGGCCTTGCTTTTTCTAAATAAATAGACATATTTACTTTCAATCTTGCCAGGATGTATTTCATTTTGCCAAGATTATACAATAGACTTCCTATTTTCCTAAGGTTCTCGCTGAAGGATCATTTGTCTCAGGGGACCATCTCGGCATCCAGAAATCCCAATAGTCTCCTGTGTGTTTATACAGACTCTCATACAGACTTCTATAGTAAAAGGCCTCCTTCGTTTTAGGAAAGGCTATTCCTGTCGCTCCCCATCTAAAATTCTTTTCTGCTAGCTCACTCCAATTGTCTGGAACTAATCCTTTTGCTTCAATTCGCTCTTGGATTTCCTGATACCAAGATTTTTCTTCACAACTCACTCCATCTGAAAATGCCTCCTTTCTACGCCATAGCACTTCCTCTGGCAATAGATTCATAGTTGAAAAGGCTGTTCTCAATGCCCACTTCTCCATTCTGCCCATAGGCTGCGACCCGCTCGCCTCACTTGGTCGTCTAAGATCCGTTGCCATCGCCTTCGCTATCCCCACAAACTGTTTGTCTAAAAAGGGTGTCCTTGCTTCTAACCCATGACTACTTATACTTCTATCACTCCGTAATACATCATATTTTGAAATATTCTGTAAAAGTCTTTCTGTCTCCTCCTCAAAGGCTTCATCTGTAGGGGCTCTCTTAAAGTATAAATAAGATCCAAAGATCTCATCTGACCCATCTCCATTAAAGACAACTTTACAATCTGTCTGTCTACGGATCTCTCTTGCTACCATCCAGTTTCCTACTGAAGCTCTGACAGTTGTTATATCATAACTTTCTATATCTCGTATGACTTCTGGAATTACAGAAAACATCTCGTCTGCCGTTGTTAAAACCTCTGTGTGATCACTTCCTATAAACTCAGCCACCTTTCTAGCATATTTCAAATCTGTAGATCCTGCCATTCCTATGCTAAAGGTCTTCAATGCTGGCTTACCCAATCTCTTTAACTCCCGCTGTACAATTGCTGCTATTAAACTACTATCTACTCCTCCACTTAATAGGGCTGCTACGGGTCTCTCTGTCATAAGTCGTTTATGAACTGCTTTTAACAGACCTTCCCGAAGCATGGTCGCCCATCCATCTGTAACAAGATGCTTTAACCATGGAATGGTATGATATTTCATATCCCAAGGCCTCGTTACATATCCAATAGATCCATCTAAAATCCATACTTCCCCTGGTGGAAACTCATATATCTTGGGTGGTGAAAAACAGGGTAAAGTTAATTCACTCTTTTCTGCTAATTTCTCCAATGCCTTCCTCTCACTCGCAAATACATACGTGCTCCCATCTCGCTCCCCATTATAGGTTCGCATGTAAAATAATGGTCTCACTCCATAAGGATCTCTTGCTATTATAAATCTATCTTTCTCTTTATCATATAATACGATTGAAAACACTCCATCTAATCCTTGGCAGAATTTACTGACATTATCATCACAGTATCTATAATATTCTCCTAAGACTTCACAATCTGATCCTGATTGATTTGTATACTTCATACGATCGGCTAGTTGTTTGGAGTTATAGATCTCTCCATTACAAATCCAGGTTGCCTTGTCCGTATCAAATGGCTGCATCCCTCCCTCATGTAATCCATTAATCGCCAATCTCGTAAATCCTAAGGTTGCTTCTAGATTTCCCTCTGTCTTAACCTCATGTATACGTGTTCCCTCTGGCCCACGTGCTTCTATATACTTTATACAATTCTCTTGAATCCAATCTTTATCTAGAACCTTATATCCTTTTGTGTATAACCAGGCCCATATTCCACACATTCTTACTCTTTTCTTGTAAAAATCCTTAGACCTTACAGATAAGAATGGATGCCAGTGATGTTATCCGTCGTCGCTTACAATCTGCTCAATACTCCTCTTACATAAAAGAAGCTCAGGTTCTGTCAGGTGCTTGTACAAGCACTTCCTGTTTCTCTACCATAACCACCTGTAATAGAAAATTTTCTTCTTATGAACAGAAAAATAATGTCATGAATGGTATGTCTTATTGTGGGCCTTGCTCCACTCTTTGTGGTCTAAACTAGTCAATCCGTTACTATTTAGATTGTATGGAACAATTTCAGAAATTTGCCGAATCTGTTATAAAGTGTTGTCAAGAAACTCCTGGGATTGAAGGTTTCACTGTTCCTGAACAAGCTCAGTCTATTGCCGAGTTTCTTTTTTCTCATCCTGAGTGTAAAATTCTTGGGGAAGTTGGTTTCAATGTCGGCATGAGCAGTGCTGTCATGCTTTCTGTTCGTCCTGACACTCTTGTTTACTCTTTTGATCTCTTTGAAAAATCTTATAGTCTTTCTCAGAAAAAACTTATAGATTCTCTCTTTCCCAATAGACATCTTGTGCTAACTGGTGATTCTACTCAGACGATTCCCCTCTTACAGAAACTCTCTCCCATTCCCATGTTTGACTTTGTCTTCATTGATGGAGGACATGAACATCCTGTTCCTGAACTTGATATTAAGAACTTTCTTACTCTCCTCAAACCTGGCGGGTTCATGTGTGTAGATGATTATTGTGATTCTTGGGGAACTAAAGGTGTAATTTCTGCATATGATGCTGCTGTGAAAGAGGGGAAACTAAAACATCTCTCTACTCATTCTCATAAAGATAGAGGGTGGGTATTTGCTCAGAAACCTGCCTAAATGTATGATTTCACAATTGTTAGAAATGCCTGTCCAAAAAACAAAAGAACAACGTGTTACAGATGCTTTAGAAATTCTTAGAAATCTCAAAAATGTTGGGGCCGATAAAGATTCTGGATATCTGGAGACAAAAGAACGCATAGATACTTGGATCGCCGATGGCATATCCTGGGCCGGCAAAATAGAATTCCCTCGCTATGCTCGCTTTGCTGAAATGATTCTTCCTTCTAGAGCTGATAGAAAACCCACCTTTGTTCTTCGTGCTACACCTGAACTTCGTGAAGCTGAGTCAACAAAGTAAAATCTTGTTAGCACATAAATAATTCTATTTACTTGTCTAAATGGGATTATTTACCGTTTACTATTCCTTAAAGACATTCCTTTCAGAGAAACAGAATGGCTGCTCCTCCTACTGTAGCCACTGCAGAAGGAAGTCTATATGAACTCGTGAGTAGAGGAAATAAAGATGTCTATTTCTTTCAAGATCTTCCCGATTCTAAGTTCCTTTTTGACTTTGTGTATGAACCCCAAGTTCCTTCCTCCGCCGATCTTAGACGAATCCCTCCCAGAACTGCTGTTGAATTTGGCAGAATGGTTGAGTTTGATTTTGATCTCGTCGGTGATTCTATGATTTCTCCTACTCTTCTTATCCAACTTCCTTCTTGGCTTCCTCCGTCTGTTGCTTCTAAAGTCAATACGTCTATTATTACAGATGTGTCAGGGAATACCTATGGGTATACAAATGGGATTGGTTATTTCCTGTTTGAAACTATCCAGATTTACCAAGACAATATCCTCTTACAAGAATTCTCAGGCGATTACCTATGGGCCTCCTCTTCTATTACCGGTACCTATGCTCAAACAGGTGTCTATAACCAAATCACCGGCCAACATAATGGCTCCTCTCTCTCTATAGCTAGAAATGCTGCTCCTTCTCTTCTTCGTTTAGAACTTCCTGTACTCGGCTGTCAAGGATCTTCTGATCCTGGGTTTCCTCAACGAGCTGCCACTCAACATTCCTATAGACTCAAATGTAAACTTAGAAAACTCATAGATCTCGTGGAAAGCTCCGATGGTCAAGTTAAACCTTCCCCCTGGGGTCGCTCAGATTTTCTACAGACTCTCTCCGCTACCTCTGAACCCATCTCTTTCTCCACTCTCACTCGTGAATCTATGCTTCCTCTCAATCTACAGCTAGAAACTAGACAAATCTATTTCCCTCTTTCTTACCAAGAATCTATGCAAAAAAATCCTCAACGTATCCCCTTTAAAAGAATCTATGAAACCATTTTTACTCAGAACCATTTTGATTATGCTGGTCTCTCTACAGGAGGTACTGCTACTGTAAATAGACGTCTAGAAGGTAGACATCCTACTACGAAACTTCTCTGGTTTTTCAGATCTACTCTCGCTCTCCAGAAAAATCAACTCTGGAATCTGTTTCCTGGGTTTTCTAATCTCAGTCTAACCATCGCTGGACAAACTCGTGAATATCCTAGAACTCCTCGTGTCTGGTCTGATCTTACGAATTTTTCTAAAGAACAAATTGATTCTGGTGATTCCATCTATACTATGAATTGGGGCCTTGGGTCTATTCCTCCTGGTCGCTTCGGTTCTTCTATAGCTCATAATGAAGTCCCTACAGGTACTGTGAATTTTACTACTGCTGATAAACCTACCTTCTATATCTCTTTGACTCTACCTCCAGATGGATCTACCTCCTCTGAACTTCGTGTCTTTGTCGAAGGATGGTCCATCTTCCAAACCGATGGTCAAGGACGTGCTGAACAATTCTCTTTGAATTAATATCCTAGAATCTCTTTGACTCTATTCGCATGCCAGAAAATTCTATCCTCTAACTTCATCTCTACATCCACATTTGGATACTCTCTTCCTACAATCTCTTTACATCTCAGTTGTTGTCTTGGACTGTATTGATATTCCTTTGGCATATCACTCCAATCTATCTCATTCCTCTCTTTCATTACCTTTTTTCTTGATTCATGAGTTGATGCATCGGTTAAAAGAGAAAACAACTCATGGTCCCAATCAGCATGTATGCTGATTGGGCTTCCCCTTCTGGTAATTCTGCCAGAAGGGTCCCAATCAGCTTTTTCATGATTATCTTCTATAGTAAGATTTGAATACTCTTTTCTCCATCTCCCATATTGTTCAGATACATGAAAATGCTTGGTAGGATAAAAAAGATGGTTTCCTAGTATCTCATGAGAATAAGCAAAAGGTTCATATTCTACCAATCCTGGTTTTAATTTACAGAGTAGAATTCCATAGGAATCTGAGTAATTCTTCTGTAAAAACACTTTTACATCCTGGGAAAGAATATTAAATTCATCGGGCACTCTATCAAAATCTTCCATTCTCGTCGTCGGCACCACCACCACATCATAGGATCCATGACTCTGTACTTCTAGCTTTGCTGCCGCAGACCGTGCCCCCCACATCGCTCCTCCTAGATATCCTCTCGGCTCCATGATATCAAAAGAGTCCTTACATTGTTTGAAGATATGCTTTGACACATTCTCAAATTTGACTGTATCTACATTTGGTACAGGGAGACACATCATATTCATTTCACTCGTATCAACATCATTTCTATAGATTGTTAATTGTCTTTTTCCATTCTTTGAAGGCAGACAGAAGATTTTTGTTGATTTTACACTCAACACAGGTCCGCTTATAATACACATCTATCGCTACTCTTTTTACTCCTATTCACTTTAAGTTTTTGGGCTAAATCAATCTTCTTCAAATCAAAGAGAATGAATCCTTCATCTTCATATGGATTCAGTAGGCCTGGTGGTGATATTGTTACCCTTCTAGATCTAACTCCACGAGATGATCAGGATAATGAACTCTTCCCTCTAGCTTCTACTAAAACCTGGTGGACTCCTGATACTCTTAGAAGACTCCGTCCTTTTTCTCTTTCTCTCTGTTCCTTCCCTATTCGTGGTCCAACATCCTTTGGTCAACGCTTCACCTTTGATCTTGGTTCTGTAAATGCCGGCGATCTCCTTTTTAGCACTGTTTTACAAATCCAACTTGGACATTGGCTAGATGATACATCTATTCTTCGTTTACAAGCTGGAACTCTATCATTTGGCCCCGATGAAGATCCTTGGTTTTATGCGAATGCTTTGGGGTCCTCTATCTTACAAAGAGCCGAGTTAGAGGTTGGGGATCAAACGATTGAGATTGTGGATGGCGATTTTCTAAATGTCTCCAGTCTCCTCTTTCAAGATCTGAATGCCCAATTTGGATTCAGTGCCGACGGCATCGGCCGTTCCCCCTTTTCCTCCCAAACCCAAACTCCCATCTCTAAACCCTTCCCCACTCAAAATGGTACACTCTTTATTCCCCTCCCCTTTTTCTTTCAAAGAGTCAAACTTGCGGAAGCTTTGCCTCTTCTTGCTTGTAAAGAAGGGTCTGTTCGTATCCATATTACTCTCCGACCCTTCCAAGAATGTGTTAGAAGATTAAGTGGTGCTCGTAATTCTTGTGATGAAACCCCTCTCAATACGTCTATACAAGTTATCAATAAAACTCAAGAAGTTCAAGAATCTTATGCTGTACAAACAAGTATTGCTATTCCTCAATTCAAATCTATTCAACTCTTGACCTATACTGCTCATACCGAAGGTGTTATGAGACAATCTATTCTAAGAAGCCCATTTGAAATCTTAATGCGGAATGTTCAAACCTTTACGTTTTCTGAACCTCTCAAATATCAAATCGTATCCTCTAGCTCAGATTCTATCCGTGTCCAATTGCCTCTTGAAGCAAATCATCCTATGGAAGAAATACTTTGGTTTGTAAGAAGAAAAGATACTGAAACAAATAATGAATGGACGAATTATAGTTCCGTTTTAGCAAAAGACTTTAATCCTATTTTTAATCCTAGACAACCTCTTTTACAAAAGGCCACTCTCCAGTTAAATGGAATTGATTTGATTTCTGCTGAAGAACTTTGGTTTCGTCAACATATTGCTCTCTCTCATAAAGGTTCCGGTGCCGCGTTTGAAAATTTTGTCTATGGATATTCCTTCGCTTCCAATCCCTCTGAACATCAACCAAGTGGCACTGCCAATGCCTCCCGCCTCAATTCTGTCCGTCTAACTTTGGATGTGAGAGGAGACTGTGGTCTATGGGAAATTAAAGTCTTTGTCATCACTCTACAATGGCTGAGATTCCAAGATGGTATTGCCAATAGAATGTTTTCTGATTAATGATCACTTTAAAGGCTATCAAACAGATAGGAAGAAATGGCCTCTGCTGGTCTTCTAAAAGTACTTCATAGTGGTATCCAAGATGAAAGGCTTCTAGGTTCTACTCCCCAACCCTATAGCAAAGCCTTTCTAAAAACTGGACGGTTTACCACCGAATGGTACAGAATTGATTTTGATAATAGACCCGCCTTTGGACAAACTGCCACTGCTACTCTTCCTAGAAGAGGACATCTTATTTCTCGTGCTTTCCTTGTGACTCAAATGCCTGATCTTTCTATTCAACAGCAACAAGCAAGATCTTGGTGTTCTACTAATGATAAATCCTTCGCGGGCCCGACTATAGGCTGGACCAACTCCATTGGTCATGCTCTCGTCGCTTCCGCCCAACTCAATATTGGTGCCGCTCCCATTGAAAATCTAGATGGTCGGTTGATGGAACTTATGGATGAATTCAATACTCCTCTAGAAAAACTTACCGTCGTGAATCGGCTTCTTGGACGATATGATTCTAACTATCGTCCCTCTCCCGGTACTGGACCCCAGCAATATATTACTCCACTCCCCTTTTGGTTCTCTCGTGGCGATCCAAGTGCTGCTCTCCCTATTGATGCTATCACAACAGATCTTGTTCAACTCAATGTCACCTTTAACTCCGTTTCAAATCTCTATAACACCACCTCTAGACAACTCACAGCCGATGGTAAACAAACGCTAGGACCTCTACAAAATGCTCCCTTTTACTATCTAAATCCTATCACTGGAACTCCTGTATTTGGTCTAAATGGAAATCCTTCTCACTCTGTTCTAGCAAGTCAAATACCCGCTATTACTATGCCTTCTAGTTATACTCTTGGAACGGATACCTATTTACTTCTAGAATATGTCTATCTAGATAAACCCGAGGCTAATCGTCTACGTCTTGGGGATTTATCCTATCAGATCCCCCAACATTATGCCCTTCCTCCTTTTGAGACAAAAGGGGCTTCTTCTGCTCGTGTGCCTATTCGGATTCCAAATCCTGTAAAAGAACTCTTTTTCTTTGTTCATAGGACGGATGCTGATTTGTTAAATGCCCCTTTCTTGGCAACAAGAGATCTAAGTGGTTTGTTTATTGCCGACATTAGCGGTGTAGGTCCAATTGCTCCCTGGTGGCCTGATGCTTCTGGTCTGAATACAACTAGTCTTCTTCCTTTGGTTCCAGCATTCTCCTCTACAGATTCTGAACCACTACAGTCGTTTGCTTTGGTGTATGAAGGAAAATATCCTAGATATGCCACCGATGCCCCAGCACTCTTCAGAAGTATTCTTCCTTCTATGGAAAAACGAAAAACTCCTTGGCATAATAAATATTATTATGTTTTACCCTTTGGAACACATCATGATTTCTTTGGTGTAACCCAACATTGTGGAGAAGCGAATTTTGATAGATTATCTCGTGTAGAACTCCAAATGCAGTTTCGTCCAGGAAGAGGTTGTACAGGTACTCATGGAATTCCCTCTTACACAATCTATGTCTGGGGGGAATCTATGAATGTGTTGCGAGTCTATGGCGGGCGTGCTGGCCTTCTGTTTAATTATGCTGCCAATTCAGCTTCTGCTGGTTCTTGGAATACTGCTGTTGGCCCCACGAATACTCCCTCTTCTTGCTAAAAATAGTCCTTAAATAACTATGCATAATCTCTAAGATTCTCCATAGTGATTTTATTTTCTAAACTCCAACTTCTAAAAACTACTCATTAAGAGTTCGGGATCTCCCCATTTATCCTTTTTCTCTCCTATAATTTCAAACCCATGTTTCTTGTACCAGTGAATAAGTCTAGTATTATTGACGGGTACAAGTTGAATCCGTGGATTTTCACATAAAAGTCTGAGTAAAAGGGTTGTTCCTAATCCTCCTCCTTGTATATCTGGATCTACTGCAAAAAATTCTAAAAATGTATAGGATTCTTTCTTGGTAGTTATTGCGTATGCTAGAAGTTTACCATCTTCAGAATATGCACCTAAGCTACCACCTTTATCCCTTTTCCCCCATGCTGTGTAAAAATCTTCCTCCCATTTTGTTCTATCAAATACTTGCTTGAAAATACGGTGAACTGTCTCATAATCATTCTCTCTTAGTGAAAAGACCCTCATTTTGCATTGCGTTCTATTAGTCAATAGATTTTTTTCTCTAGCCCCTAAAATTGATTGTCTCCCCCTTTTCATAGTCCCTGTGTAAAAAGGAATCACCATGTGCTTCTGCTCTCGTATTTCCTCTAACACTGTTCCTGTCATCGTGCTAGAAGGTATCATTAGTCCTTCTTCAAATGTTTCCTTCAAGAAAATTAATGAACATCTAGAACAAGCCTTCAAACTCCCCTTTGTCTCTCATCTTGTTCTTCTTGTCAATTCTCCTGGAGGAAGTCCTGCTCAATGTGAGTATATCTTCTCTAGAATCAGATCTCTTGCCACTGAACACAATGTTCAAGTACTCGCCTTTATCCAAGATGTAGCCGCCTCTGGCGGCTATTTCCTTGCATGTGCTGCCGATGAGATTTATGCTTCTCCCTCTTCTATCATTGGGAGTATTGGTGTGATTTCTTCTGGCTTTGGACTTCATAAATTTCTGGAGAAACATGGGATTGAACGCCGTATTTATGCTCAAGGCGAAAATAAAGCCCTTCTTGATCCCTTTCTCCCTCAAAAAGAATCTGATGTGGAAATTCTAAATGCCATTGGTAAAGATGTTCATGATAGCTTCATTCATCACGTGAAAACGTCTCGTAAAGAGAAACTTTCTGATTCTCCTACTCTATTCACTGGGGAAGTCTGGTCTGGGAAAAAAGCAAAAGAACTTGGCCTCGTAGATGGTCTAGGCTCTATCCACGATGTTCTAAAAACTAAATTTAAGGATCGCCCTTTTACTCTCAAAATTATGAAAGAGAAAAAAACTCTCTTCTCTATGCTGACATCATCTCTTAGTATGTCTCTATCGTCCGCAATTCCCACTATTCTAGATTCCCTCTCTAATCCTTCTTTTACTTAAAAATTGATATCTCAATGTTGAATTTATAGATGCTTCAGTGCAAAATGTTTTATCGTATCCTCGTAAATTTCTTCTCTTTCTCTTCAAAATCTGATACAATCATGCTAGGACGATGGGGATATCATTGGGAAAAAAATAAAATTATACAAAAGTATTATGATTAATAATAATTAATCTATATAAATAGGCACAAGAGTTTCTAGATCTGTAGCAGATACTGATCCACTTCCTATACATCTCTCTATAAATTGTATTGCTTTTGGATTCTGAAATCCTTCCACTATTTTTTTCATATATTGTTCTGCTCCCTTCTCTTTCGCATAAATTACATTCAGATGATTCTCAGCATAGAAATCTTTCAGATCTTCTATATACACACAACTGAAGCTATAGGAATTTCCATATCCTCTTTCTACAAGTATTACAGGCCCTTCTAGTGTTGGTTTTTCAATATCATAAATATATTGTTTTTTTTCTTCTCCTCGTAGGTTATGAATCTTTAATATGCTGTCTTTTATATTACTGGCATACACTAAGAGTTTCCCTTTTGAAGCATCGTTTGTGAGTTTCTCTTTTACCTGATTCCATACAATATTTCCCGTTTTCACTCCAAGTCCTAGTTCCTTGAGTGTTGTACTCCCTTTCACACTTTCATAAAGTTCTTTGGAATAGGGGGAGATATAGGAATTTCCATTCTTCGCTTTGAATATATACTTTCCTGTACTATCCTTCTTTTTTTGTAGAACGAGAAGCATTGTCTCTTGCCCTGTTTCATAGAATCCTGCTTTTTCTATTGTTTCTACATGAACTATTGTTGTATTCTTTTCAATGTAGTCTCTCATCGGCTGGTAATAACTACAGTTATAAAGAGTCGTTGGGATAACAAACGCTAGATATCCATTTTGACTAAGATGGTTCTCTAGACATTTGTACAAGAATAAAATGTAAATATTTGGCCTTCCTACCATACAGGTTTCATACTTTTTCTTTTGAGACTTATCCAGAGAAACTACAAAATATGGTGGATTGCCTACAATTAAATCTACTTTCTCTTCTGGCCTCCACTCTAGAAAATCTTCATTTATGATATCTATGCCTCCATGCCCTGGGTCAAATTCTAAATCTCCTACAGTTTCATACAGTTCAGAATTCTTTTCAACACCCAGAATATCAGCTTTGGGATATTTTTTTCTCAGATCCAAAAGAAATTCTCCTGAGCCAAAGGATGGCTCCAGAATTTTTGTTGGCTTCACTCCCTCTTTCTCTAGAATATCAAAGAGTCTACTACGGACCTTCTTTGGAGTAAAATAAATTCCTTCAGATTGTCTATGTTCCTTAGAAAGTTTTATATGAAAGTCTTTTGAAACTTTGCGGAATTCTTCTTCTCGTACTGTTGGTTCCATTTGTTGCTCTACTTCCTGCAAAAAATGTATCTATCAATTTTTACTTTATGTTTTGCTTTTACTTTCTATGAAGAGAAATCTGGAGGGCTGGATTCAATATCCCTTTGTGATTTCTCCATCGGACTAACACCTTGTATATAGCAGGTCCACTCACTAATTCTATTACATTATCATTCACTATTCTTGAAAATGTTATAGAATCTATTTCATCTTCTGTGATTGTATCATAGTAAAATTTCCCACTATCCCATAAAATATACTGTTTCTCTGATTGACTTTCTTTTACTTTTGCTGTAAAGAGTTCTATGTTAAAGGAGTCCCCATACTCTTCTAGATAGCGTTTGATTGACTTTTTGACAATCTCGTGTTTTTCTTGTGTATGGTTGCTTTCTCGCTCTTTTAACTCCGCAAAGAATGGATGAATTGTATATTTAATATTCGGTATATATTTCATATACTTCTTTTTCTCAGGTTTTTTCTGCTGTATTCCTGGATCACATTTTACATATTCATCTAGAAAGGAATCATAATAGTACTCATCATATCCCTTTGGAAAATATGTGTTTCTTGCTTGGAGGGATAGGAATTGTGGGATTCCTCCTATTCCCTTTGCTCCATACTTGAATTCTATCTTTCTCTTTGCTACTAACTCGCTTTCATTATAAAACAGAAGATCCGCATCATAATTAAATTTTCTACCTGCCTTCATTTGAATCTCATAGTGTGTATACTCTGGTATAGATGTTTTCTCTTTGAGGACCCCAAGAATTCTATTCCATTCGTCCCTAAGACTTCTCCATTTTTCTCCATAGACTTCATTCTCAAAATATTCAGTTGGTATATTCTGAATCTTTTTTAGAATCCCTTCTCTCTTCTTATTCAAAGCATCGTTTTCTGCTCTCGTGCCTCCTCCATAGAACACTTGGATGTCTTCCATATGTATAGCTAAGTAAAAAGATAAATACTCATCGCTCACATTTCATTTTTAGCAGTCTTCTCAGATCCTAATTAATCCGGTTTCATCTCCTTGCTTCTCATTCATTAAAATCTACAGTAAAAATATAGAATGGCCACTCGTCGTATCCGTCACAAAGGTTCTAAGAGTCGTAAAGGGAAGGGGAAGGGACGTCGTGTAACTCTTCGCAGACAATCTGGTGGCGGATGTGGCACATCATGCCCTTCTAGTCCCACTGGCAAACATTCTTTTAATACTCGTGGTATAATGCCTAACACCTGCCAATACTGCATGTGCGACAAGTAAATGTCTATTCTTCATCACTACTACTAATCAATAAACACTGTTCCGTATTCCCTTTTATTCTTTGTATATCTCGTATGAAATGTTTTGCTATACATTGGCCATCCATGGGTAAAAGAGCAAGTTGTTCCACTTCTACTCTCCCTTTGGGACTTCTGTGAAAGAGCAACTCTTGGAGTGTAAAAGGAAAGTATTCATACAGTTCTGTTGTACATCCTCGTGAATAACATTCCTGTAGCACTCTTTCTAACACTTCAAAAGAATATATATATTGTATATAGCTTTTATCTTCTAGTATTTTTATTGGAATTAGCTCTATACAAAAGTCTAGTATATCCTCTGGCACAGATTCCCAATCAAATAATTCTTCCAATGTTTCTCTCCAAGCAGCATGAATAGGATCTTCCCCTTCATTCAGCTTTCCTCCTAGACCTGTGATCATTGGCTTTTTCTTATGGGGCTGGTACCCCGCTAGAATTAACTTTTCATTTGTAAATACACAACCCGCCGCATTTATCATTCAATATCTTTATATATTTGTCTTCCTCTAGATTTAACCCGTAATATTATCAACTTTTACTTTCATACCTACTTAGACTGATACTCTAACTCCCTTGCCATTATAACACCAAATCTCAAACTCATACCCCTGTTCTTTACAAGCATCCTCTTTGGCTTTTATTTTTTCTGGTTCTATTTTAATAGTCCAACAAGATTTTACTTCAATGAGTTTGTTCTCGTGGGGTATGAAGATATCAGGGAAATAGTATTTCTTTTTTCCATCCACTTCATACGAAACACGCGGGACTTCTTTACGATCCGTTTTAATTTGCTCTTCTGTATATGTTTTTAGAAGAGTATCTAAGGCAAAAGGTTCATACCCTTGAACTTTACGAATTGTTCCTGAGGGCATTTTATATTCTTTGAATTTCTTGGCATTTTTTTCTGCCTTCTCAAATATTTCTAAATTTTGTGTTGGATTTTCAACACCATATTTTTCTATACAAGTATCAATTGCCTTCTGCCTTATATCTTTATTTTGCATACAATGTTCTACTCCATATTTTTCAAGACTTGTTTTTTTACCCTTTTCTCTAATTTCTTTTACTTGCAAAGTAAATTCAGCACCATATTTTTCTAAATTAGTCTTCTTTATTTTTTCTTTTATATCATCGGTTTGAGAGGGGTTAACAGTACCATATTTTTCTAAATTAATCTTCTTTATTTTTTCTTTTATATCATCATTTTGAAAGGGGTTAACAACTCCATATATTTCTAAATTAGTATTCTTTATTTTTTCTTTTATAATTAATGATTGACCTGGATGTTCAACACCATAATTCTTCTTAGTAGTAATTTTCTTCTTTTCTTTGATATTGGTATTTTGTGACACATTTTCAACACCATATTTATCTAAGTTTGTTGCTTTTATTTTATTTTTAACTTCATTGGAAAGCATTAAATTATTAACTCCATATTTTTGTATAATAGTTTTCTTTGTTTTTTTCTGTATTTCCTTATTTTGTGTTGGATATTCAACACCATATTTTTCTATATTAGTAGATTTCCTGGCTTGCTTAAAATCTTCAACTTGTGATATTGATTCAACCCCATATCTTTCTAAACACGTTTTAACAGTTTTTGTTTTTCTTGATATCTTATAACAGGTTTTACAAAATGCACCTCCAAAATTTACTATATTCTTAAATGTTTTTTTATTAGTTATAGAACATTTACAAATAAATAAAATAATACAGGTAGCTGTTATCTTCTCATACTCTCCAATCAGAGTAGCCCCATCTCGTTTCATACATTCCTCTAACAATGCTTTATCAAATTTACGCTTTTCTTTTGGTTCGGTCATTCTAGTTAGAGGGTAGTTTGTTGAGTTGAAAGATTTAACTCAACAAGTATCAACTTTTATGCCTAAAAGTATCTGTAGATATTCTTTAAGAAGATGTCCAGATCTATACTACGTCGTTTTGATTTTTCTGACATTAATCTTTTACCCAGAAAATGTATTGTTGATTCCAGAAGTCAATGTAATACCTCTTTGACTTTCGGTTCTAGACTTTTCAAGTTGCCTGTAGTCCCTGCCAATATGGAATGTGTTATCAATCGCCCTCTTGCTCAGAAACTTGCTTCTCATGATTATTTTTACATCTATCACAGATTTCATAATGATACTGTTGAGTTTGCTAAATTTATGAAAGAACAGAATCTCTTTATCAGTATTTCTATTGGTGTCAATAAAGAAGCATATGATACGTTAGATTCTCTCAAACAAGAAAATACTATTCCTGACTTTATTACTATTGATATTGCTCATGGACACAGTCTCAAAGTTCAAGAAATAATCACTTATATTCGTCGTTTATTTTCTAGTCATCCTTATGTGATTGCTGGAAATGTCTGTACTCCTGAAGCGGTCCAAGATTTAGAATCTTGGGGAGCAAATTGTGTAAAAGTAGGTATTGCTGGTGGGGCTGCTTGTACAACCGCCATGCAGACCGGCTTTGGGAATCGTGGCGCTCAGGCTTCTGTTGTAGAAGCTTGTTCTAAAGCAAAAAAGAATCCTACTACAACTATTATTTCTGATGGGGCGATCCAACATCCTGGAGATATAGCAAAAGCGATTGCTCTAGGGGCTGATATGGTTATGGTTGGCGGTATGCTGTCTGGTCTACAAGACTCTCCTGGAAATCTTGTGGTTGGTCCTGATGGGAAAGAATATAAGGAATTTTGGGGAAGTGCTTCCCAGTTCCAATCTGGGAAACAGTCCAGAATTGAAGGAACGAAGAAATTAATTCCTGCTAAACATCATACCCTCTTACAGGAGTTCCATCATCTAACAGAATGTCTACAGAGTTCTATTAGTTATAGTGGGGGAAATACTCTAGATTCTCTCAAATCAGTAGAGTATTTCTAAAATTCAAAGATTTTCTAGAATTACACGAAAGCCCCTCTTACTACTTCTTTCCATTGTTGAGCAATCTCAGTGCGTTCCTCAGATAGAGGTACCTGTTGATTCGTGTAAGACGTACTAAGTGGTCTATTTAGTAACCACGCCACAAATTGTTCCCATCCACCGAACTCTTCAGCATATACAGTCCAAGGTGGCAGTTTTTGTAGATGAGAAATAAGAATCCCTGTTTGAAGGGCCTGTGTTCCTCTTTCTAATGCCGCTCTAGAACTCTCAATCGTCTCACACCGTCCATAGGAATATAGAGAACACACTTGTATACAATAGTTAAAAAAGATATATAATTCTGAGTTCGCGTAGTCATGATCTGACATAATAGAGACACGATCTTCAGGATCTGTATTGTTCCGAAGATTGATATAGTTCACTACGTCACTACTTGTTGCGTTGAAAGAAAAGTCTAGAGAATTCCACTCTTTCTCAATATCAGCACAAAAATCTGTGATGGTTTCAGCATTTATTTCAAGGCCTCCATTTCCTCCTAGATGCTGAAACATAGGGACTACATAATCTGTGAGTTTTGCCAGGGCTGTACTATAGGACATTATAAAAAATCTATATGTATCGCTTTAGACAGATTTTGACAGACAGCTTTGCTATTTGTCAAAATCTTGTGTGAATACCTTCTCAAGAGCTAACCGTCATAGGTTTTCTGAAGAAACTGAGTTTTCCAAGAGAAGCTACAAAGTCTTCACTGAGTTCAGTTCTACGTCTCTCTTTTCCTTCCTCTACTCTCTCTAGATCTGCTTGTATTTTAGCAGCCCATTCTTTTGCTAAAATTGTCGTCTTGTGTACTTTTTCACTTGCTTCTAGATCTTCTTCTGTATATTTGGGTGTAGTAGGAAGATTGGCCTCTGCTATGAGTTCTTCTTTAATTTTTCTTTCTTCATCGTCGTCGTTCAGAAACCGAGGGCGATTCCATACAATACTCGTCCAACCATCCTCTTCTCTCTTTTTCCCCTTTTGCTTCTTCCCACGAGAAAAAATACTTGCCGGCTCTACAGGCTCCTCCAGTTTCCAAACCCTCCCTTCATGCCCTACAGGTACAGCTTCTACTTCCTGTTTCTCTTCTGTTTGAGAATGGCTATCTCCTTCGTCATCTGATGACATGTCTAAGACAGCAAACTTGTTGGTGACAGGTGCTTTCACTGCCTCCTTGGAACTGAGGCCTTGCTGTGTTCTTAGCATTCTCTATTGCTCCCTATTTGTTTTTTTTCTTGTTTAGACCACAGTTATAGATCTAAACGTTTTTTCTGGATTTTGAAAAAAAAGATAAAATTTGCCTTTTCATTTTCCCTCCTATCTAAGTACAGCAATGCCAAAGTATCTAGTCATCGTAGAATCCCCTGCTAAAACAAAGAAGATTGCTTCTTTCTTAGGGCCCGATTATCAAGTTCTAGCAACCATGGGACATATTCGGGCGCTTGAAGAAGATATTGATGCTGTAGGGATTGAACGCGATTTTGAACCGAAATATAGATTTCTTTCTGAGAAATCAAAAGCAACAAAACCTATCCTAGAGGCTGCTTCCTCTGCTGATACGATCTATCTTGCAGCGGATGATGATCGCGAAGGCGAAGCCATTGCTTATAGTGTTGCTTGTCTTCTCAAACGTGATCCTCTTTCATTCCCTCGTGCTGTCTTTCATGAAATTACTTCCAAAGCTGTGAAGAATGCTATTTCTAATCCTAGGAAGATTGATATGAATCGCGTGTATGCTCAACAAGCTCGTGCTGTCCTTGATATGATGGTTGGATTCACTATTTCTCCTCTTCTATGGAAACATGTAGCACGTGCTCTTTCTGCTGGTCGTTGCCAAACTCCTGCCCTTCGTCTGGTGTCTGATCGTGAACACACGATTAAATCTCATAGTGCTTCCACGTGTTGGGCTCTTACTGGATCATTTGAAACAGATACTCATACCCCTTTTACATTTACTGCTCATATGAATGATGAACTGGATGATCAAGAATCTTCTCTCAATTATCTTGAAAATGTTCATACAGATTCTTCAGCTAAAATTACCTCTATTACTCTCAAGCCCTGGTCTCTGAATCCTCCCAAACCCCTTATTACATCAACTCTACAGCAAGAAGCAAGTGCTCTCCACTCTATCAATCCTAAAGCGACTATGGCAGCAGCCCAAAAACTCTATGAAGGTGGTCATATTACCTATATGAGAACGGATCATGCGATTCTATCTGAAGAGGCTGTGCTTGCTGCTCAGAAATATGTAAAAGAGAATCATGGAGAAAAATATATTGGCCCTAATCCTAATTCTACTCCTCAACCGAAAGCAAAACCCAGTGCGAAGACAAAGGTAAAAGAAGAGAAGGAGACAAAAGTAGAAGCACAAGAAGCACATGAATGTATTCGTCCTACTCATTTTGAAATTTCAGAGCTTTCTGGAGATTACACATCTCATGAACTCAAAATTTATAAACTCATCTGGAAACGTGCTGTACAAGCTGTTATGTCTCCTGCGACTGGTAAGATTCGTACAGCAAATCTACTTCTAGATGGGGATTCTGATACATTTCCTTGGTCTGCCTCCTGGAAAACAACAGAGTTTGAAGGATGGCAGATTCTAGGAAAACCGGCAAATCTTGATGACTCTGATCAAGATCAGCATTCATCCTCTAGCTCAAATGAAAAATGTCTAACGGAAGGCATGAGTCTCAAATGGACATCTCTTACTGCTGCTCCTAAAACTACCAAACCTCCCCCGCGATTTACAGAAGCCACTCTCATCCGTGAACTGGAGCAAAAAGGAATTGGTCGTCCTTCTACATTTGCTTCTCTTGTAGAAGTACTCTTTGATAAGAAGTATGTTGATAAACAGGATATAGCAGGTACAAAGGTTTCTCATACCACTCTTACTCAAAAACCGAATGAATGGCCGCCTGTATCTACAACGAAACTTGTTCCTCAAGGTGTAGAAAAACAAAAACTTGTCCCAACAGCCCTAGGAGAATCTGTTCTAACTTTCTGTGTCCGTGAATTTCCTCAACTCTTTGCGTATGACTTTACGGCTCAAATGGAATCTCGTCTAGATTCTGTAAGTAAAGGCGATGAACACTGGAAAACTCTATGTAGAGATACTTGGAATAGCTATAAGAGTGAATATGAAAGACTCCTCAAATCTCCTTCCACCTCTAGCTCAGAAAAAGGAAAAGATCTAGGGAATGGTCTGAAAGCCATCATGACGAAAAGTGGTCCTCTTCTTGTTCAAGAACCTACAACTCCAAATACAAAAGCAGCCTTTTACTCCTTTCCAGAAGAGTGTACGATTCAAACGATTACTGATACGATTGCCCTAGAACATATACAGAATCTGAAGACTGATGCTCATATTGGTCTCTTTCAAGGAAATCCGATTGTTAAGAAAAAGGGTCCGTTTGGCCTCTATGCTCAATGTGGTGATCTGAAAGTTCCCTGTAGTGATGGTGAGCCTATAGATTCTATTCTAGAAAAACTAAGACTACGAAAAGAATCCACTTCTGCTCAGACAAAGATTGGACCGTTTATCTTTGCTACAGGTCAATATGGACCTTATATGTATAAAGATCTGAAAACGAAAGTCTTTGTAAGTATTCCAGAAAGTCTAAATCCGAAAGATCTCACTCCAGCTAAAGCTGAAGAACTCTATAAAACACTTCTGGAAGACAAAAAGAAAAAACAAGGATCTTTCCGTGGAGGTAGAGGTGGTCGTGGAGGTAGAGGTGGACGTGGTGGAAGAGCGTCTACTTAATCTTAAAGTGAATTGAATCCCTATATAGAATGCCTAAGAAACTTTTAGTATTGTATGTAACACATGTCTATAACACCCGTGTGAAGCATTTTATAGAGAATGCTATGTTTGAGGACCCCGATATAGACTGGGTTTTTATTCGCAACGGGTTAACCACAGAGATCCCGATGCCATCTTATGTGAAGCAAATTCATAGAGAGAATAAGGGGTTTGATTTTGGTGGTTGGAATGATGCTATCCATACGGATACAGTTAAAGATGATTATGATTATTATTTATTCGTAAATTCATCTGTATTTGGTCCTTATTTACCTGCTGATTTTACTGGGAAATGGACTGATATTTATGTGGGTGGATTAAAAGACAACATCCATCTTTTTGGAAGCACTATCAACACTGTTGGATCTCCTGAGTGGAAATCCCATGTCCAGAGTTATATTTTCTGTATGGATAGACCTGCTTTACATTACCTTATTGCTCGTGGTATATTTCAAAAAGATCAATATGAACACAACTTTCAAGATGCTATCTGGAGAAAGGAAGTTCCTATGTCTGTCTATCTCCTCCAGAATGGTTGGAATATAGGATGTACCTGGAAACGCATGGAGGGAATTGATTTTACTTTCCGTTCTATTCCTTTTGGAAGAGCTCCTAATCATCATTTACTTGTTATAGACGATATGATGTATCCTCGTTTTGAAGGGAACTCTTGGACGAGAGAAGAGTTAGTCTTTGTAAAAGGGAATCGTCTAGGTATTCATTAAGCTTAGTGTTGCGCTTAACTTATTCTTCTTACACTATGATGCGTAAGAAGAATGAGTATACAATCTATTGAGGCATATGCTACAGATAAACTTCATCTTGAATGGAAACTCTATCAAGAGGGAATCAAAGCTATCTCTATCCAGATTTCTACGGAAGCAGAATTTATCTCCAGCAGACATTTTGTACTTCCACCCACCGCTCCAGGAGTTTCCTTGGATATTGGATCTGGAGTTTTTTTCTACAGACTCGCAGCTTGGCTTCCAGCCGGCCAGATAGAATGGACCGGCATCTATGGTCCTATTTCTATTGCCTCTACAAAAGAAGTACCCCCAGAAATTACTCCAACTCTTAGAGTGAACTATACTCAAAGTATCATTAATGGTGTACGTTTACATACAAATAAAATTCAAAAAGCTGTCTATTATATTGAATATACAACAGAAACCTCTTTTAAAGCATCCAATACAAAATGTACATATTTCATTGATTCGTTTTCAAATGGGTATGCTGATTGTCTGAATCTAAATCCAAATTTATTCTATACTCTACGAATCCATCACTTAGATTCTATGCCAATAGATTCTATAGATCAACTTCCCAAAGGAATTCTTGTAAGCAAACAAAAATGTCTTGCGTCTTCTAAACGTTCCAATACCTTAGAACCTGCTGGAATAAAGGCTGCCGAACTAGTTCTTATTCAAGAAGCTAGAGAAAGAACTGTTCGGTTTAATAGCCAAGGAGAATACTTAGCATTCTTAAATGCTAAATCTAAGAATCTCAGTGGGTTACACAAGGTTTGATCCCCCTATGGGGGATCTTACCTTAGGTTGATTCCCTTTGGGAATCTTACACAAGGTTTGATCCTAAAGGATTTTACACAAGGTTAGAACCTAGTACATTGGGTGTAGCCTGTATGTAGATACCAGCTGTAAAAGGGTTGCTGCCATAAGTACTTTTACCACTGTAGATAAACATGTTTCCAACAAAGAGGGTTGGCTGCATGTTGTTGTGAGCAGCACCACCACCAGTTCTACCGATTGTGTGGTTGTGATTACTAGACCCAGCTACTGTGACACCACTTCCTGCACCAGCATTTTCAGATTCTGGGGCACTACCCTCTGACCCAGTAACACCATTTCCATCGGTATTCCCTGTTACATTGGAAGAACCGTGAGTGTGAGAAGGCATTTCATTGATTGTTAGAGTGTGTGTCTCAGTACCAATATTAGATCCCATAGCCCTTGTGCTTAATCCACTCCCGCTTCCCACAAAACCAGCTACTCTTCCAGCCGGGTCTGGGAGTCTGAATTGATTGGAGGTATTGCTTCCAAACTTATATCCTACCACATCAAATAAGAACTTCCAATCTGTTACATTTAATAAACGTCCATCACACTTTAACCATCCCATATGATCAAGTTCAACCACAGAGGTCTTGGTATCTCCTACACTCGGGCGCTGGTGGGCTGCTAAATGAAAATAGGATCTAGACACTGCCATTGTTCTATTAGAAGTCTATATTATCTTCTTCCCATGTTCCAAATGTTTTAAATTCTAAGACAGACTCTTCGGAAATTTCATTAATTGGACTTTGTCTATCAGATTCGGATATAGATTCGGATATAGATTCAGCCCTTTTTTGTAGACGATTCTGGAGACAAAAATCTGGAAAGATTTGAATCTCCTTTGGAAATCGTCCAATCACATCCATATAAATTTTCTCTATTAAAGACTTCACTCTAACAGACTCTTTGCTCATTAAGAATACATATCTAGCTTCCCCTTTTACTCTTCTATATACATTCTTACATATACATACATCATTATCAGTATCTATAGTAAATTTTATTTTACATTCTTCATCTGTTGGTCTGTATTCTATAGTTCCCTCTATAGTATCATTTATTTTAATTACAGTATAGTATATATCTTTATCATATTCCCCTGTAAAAGACATCCTTACTAAACTATATAGTTTTTATTTTCTTAATGCCATTCTAGCTAATAATCTAGTCGTTAGATAGTATGCAGAGCGGCGGACGATCTCCAAGCCCCGATGGTAAGTCTCCTAAAACAGATCTTTCTGGGAATGTTGTCCGCAGACCTAATAATGGGTGGACAAAAGAACAAGAACATCTGATGGCTGGTTGGGCAGATGTAGCTTCTTGTTACAGATGGATGCATGATAAATGTGAGAAAATAATGGCTAAACGAAATCTTTTAATCACTGTTCCTGTTATTATATTATCTACTCTTACTGGGTCAGCTAATTTTATAATGAGTTCTATTATTGGTGATAATAAACAAATGCAGACGTATGCTCAGATTGGAATTGGTGGTGTCTCTATTTTTACAGGGATTCTAACGACATTAGGAAATTTCTTTCGATACGCTCAGAACTCTGAGTCTCATAGAGTCTCAGGAATTGCTTGGGGAAAATTCCAAAGACAACTTGATGTTGAACTCAAATTACATCCTAAAGATCGTATTGATTGTATGGACTTTCTAAAGATTAGTAGAGCTGAGTTAGATAGGCTTATTGAACAATCTCCTCCTATTCCTGATGTGGTTATTAATGCATTTGTTTCTGAATTCAAAGATCTAAAAGATCTCAAGAAACCTGATATTGCTCACGGAATGGAACATACTAAGATTTTTGATGATAAAGATACTCGTCTCAAACAACTTGCTGCCGATGCTGCTATCTTCTTACAGCAAAAACGAAAAGTCTGGCACAAATCTTTAATGCCTGAAGTTGAACACACGATTCAGAGAAAAATTACAGATCTTTCTGGAAATCTCTATAGTGCTCTCCAGACTCGTATTGAAGCTCTTGAAAAAGAATTAGAAGAAAAAAATAAACCTGTCTCCACTCAATATAAATCCTTCCGTAGAAATTCTCAGATCGTCTTCAGAGGTCGTCCTGGTGCTGTCATTGACATGGATTCTGCTCCTATCCATCCTCTTACAGCAAATCCTCTAGCTGCTCCTAGACCTACAACCCCTCCTAGAAAACCTCTCCAGTTAACCCCTATTGCTCTTTCTACGCCTAAAGCTATCAATCTTGTTGGTCTAACAACTCCTACAAATTCTGTAATAGGCTTAGGGAAATCTTCATCTACTCAATCTTTAGAAAAGTCTACAGATAAAAAATAAGGTCTTTATAATTTATTAAACAGAATTAGTTTTACTTTTTCTCTTTTATTTCTCTTTAACATTTACCGAAGCTTATGAAGAAACTCACTCTTCTCAACAAATCCCATCAGATACTCCCTATTACACCCACAAGCGATCATCTGTGCTAGCTCAGCAATATCATGAGGAATAGAAAATTCTACAGTAATAACATCTGACTCAATCTCTACACTTCCCATATTCTCATTCTTCTCTTTCTCTTCCTCACCAAAGGTTGGATGAGGCATACTGCCGACATCCTCATTCTCATCATCAACAGTATGGAGAGAGATACGAAAATTCCCATTGTCTCCACCGAAGGTGAAATCCTTCATGAAATATCCGCAGCGATAATACTCATGAACATTCAGAGTAAATGGAATACAGCTCTCCATATAAATCTTTCGCCTCTTTGCAGTCATACAATCAATACTCAGAACATTTGGCGAGATCTTGATAAACCACTGCTCAAAAGTATCTCCAACATCATACAACACACTATACTCCTGGTTTACCGCCACTTCCTTTCCATCCACAGCATCAAGATCGTATGCCATTCTTCTTGCTTTGTATAAAGGGGACTGTATAGTACGTCCTTCCATACTTTTCAACTTTTTTGCATCATCTGTTTGAAAAAGTTGATTTCCAGCCACCCCATCTAACGAAGGTCCCAACACATCAAAATGTCCTCTTTCAACTACAACCGTCTGCGTCTGTGGAAGCCCCATGCCCAGAACACTCAGGTGTTCGGCTGGAAGGAGCTTCTGGAGGAGTGGAATGATTCTCTGACGATGCCTCCTGCTATCCAGACTATCATTGATAATCTAAAGGCAGCGAGTGATCCCATGTCAAACCACAATCCTTCTATTGAGGACTTTCTGCGCTATCTGAATTGGGAGCAGGAGGGGATCAAGTGGTTTCTGTATGAGACGATTGCTCTACGTTGGATGTGGGGAGAGAGTCGTCTGGATTACGTCCGCGATCTGATTCAGGAGGTTGATACGCTAAACTCAAATTTCCCTTCTTTCCCTGGAAGCAGTTCTACCATCACGATTGGGCATTTTCTAGATACCCATCTGAATATTGCCGAGCGAATCTATCTGGGCCTCCTGGAACCGAATTCTGTATCTGAAGAAAGTAAGGTAGAGGAGGAATCTTCTATTTACGATACTGAAGATGCTGAGACGCGTTCTATTCCTGAGAGTCCTCCTGAGAACTTCCTTCCTACTCCACGCACTCCCACGCGTCGTATTCGCTCTTCTCGTTCTCCTCCTAATGCTCCCCCTCGTCCCGTACGTGCCGCAAGTCCTATTTCTTCCTCTCGTGCCGTGCCTCCCTCCACTATCCCTCCTACCAATCTCTTTAGTAAATGTGCCCCTATTGAGATTCTTCTCCACCGAGATGAGGATAAGAAGAATGATGACATCATCCTCATCAAGAAGTATAAGGACAATGATTATTCCATCTCTTTCAAGGACAATCGGTCAAAGATTCCTCTGAGGAATACATCTGGCCTTACGAAGGGCCAGGTCCTGCAGTATATGAATATTGCCCTTCGTCTTCTTACGAAGGATGTGGATCCCTTTAAGAATATCCAGCTGAATATCCCTCATATGCCTGTAATTCTTCTGCCTACGAAGCTAAAGGAGGAGGATCGTAATCTACTGAATGAGAGCATTGAATTCACTCTGAATAACTGGCCTGTCTCTGAGTAAGAAAAAAGAGAAAAGATAAACCAAATCAAAATCAAAAAGAAGCAAATACCCTTTTTGATTAAGCTTTAGTAAATCGTAATCAAAAAGAGCCAATGCTCTTTTTGCTAAGTTGTGGGTTATCTTTTATCTTTTTGTTAGACAACGGTGCTCACATCCGTATGAACCTCTGGGACAGGGTCCGCTGAGACAGGAGCTGGAGGGCTCACAGGAATCCTAACATTTTCTACATGAAAGACATGAGGAGGATTGTAGCGTGTCCTGTAGAACTGAGCGAGATCACTGCTGATCTTGAATCCAGAAGCCTCCTGCTGCCGAGCCTGATCATGTAGAGCCTGAAAGAAGGCACGGCGGTTTGCTGTCCAGATATTCTTGCTCAAGATATCATTCACGAGAGACTCTAGCTCAGAAGTAGTAGCATCACAGATAAACCTGTTGATCGCAGCCCTGTTCTCTCCAATGAACTCGCTCATGTTCCCCATGTGGAGATCACATGGGTGCTCATGCATCTCAGGAGGCCAGAAAGGAAAGCGGATTTGGAAGATAGTTATCTTCTTAATCAGCTGATCAGCAAAGAGAGGGAGGAAAGAGGGAATCATAGGCTCTACTCCACTGTGTGGAGATGAAAAGCGAGCACGCCCCATAAGAACTGGACCAGGACTCACAGGACTCATAGGGGCCATAGGGGCATTTGAGTTGACATGGGGAGAGAAAGAGACAGGGTTGAGAGGGGTAGAGCTCATCATTCTGTATCTATATCAAGTGAAGGAGGGGGGACTTTATACATCCCTATTGTTCCTATTCAACTTTTTGTCATATATCTTTTATTTATCCTTATTACTCATTAAAAATATAGCCTCTTAATAGAGTCTATATCTTTCTTTGGTGTATCCTTTATCTCTGTAGGTTTCTAATCATACCTCCTCTCTTCCTGGCGCCACAGCCACATCTGGTATTCTCTATCCTCTTGCTCACAATCATGGCACCGGTACCTCTCATCTTCCCACAGTTGGTGTCCACAATCTTCACACTTGTTCTCAGTCAGTTGAGGAGGATGAGTAACCCAGTGGATATCAGGAAGAAACACTTTTACATTGTCATACACAGCATCTCTGGCCTCATTCAGAAGACGAATCCTGAGGTCTACCATAGCATCACTTGTACCTCTGGCCTCCTCCATAAGAAGATCAATGTAATTCGTATGATAAGAATAAAATCTTGCCATAAGATCACGGGTGAAAGGAGAGACTTCAATACACTCAGGAAGAGGGCTGTAGCAGTTAAGAATATCATTATAGATATCCATATAATCCTCCTTTGGCACAGAAGCAAACTCAGGGATGATCTTTAGCAGTTTCTCAGCCAGCATCCCTGAAGTCTCAACACCTCTCTTGGCGGCGATCCTAGGAGACCGCCGGTTCGTGGGGAGTGGCTTGAGAGATTGCATTCTTCACTGAGAGTGGTAAAGAAAGAGGGTGGGCTATCCATATCCTTACATTCCCATTTTCATTTTTTGTATCTACATCAAAAAGAACCTCTATATATACCAAAAAGAAGCTAACCATATGTTCGCTCCTATTTCATTTAGATCCAAATCAAAAAGATTTACCCTAGGTATCATCTTTTTATCCTTTTTCTTTTTTCTTTTTTCTTATAGGTTTGGTTTATCTTTCTTTTTTGATTTAGGCAAAGAGAGCCTTAGCCTCCTCAATCTTGCCTGCCTTCCAGAGCTCACGGGCCTCCTTGAGGGCAGGCCCCTTCTCACCACCGATCTTCACGAATGCCCAGCCATCCACAGCAGGGCTGACATCTGGGGTGTGGTACTTCCTGATGTTACTAGCGAAGCCAGAAGGACTGGAGCTGCTCAGTGTACCACTGTTGATATGGAAGTCGGTCTTTCCACCAGGAAGATACTTCCTGCCCACAATACCCTCGTAGAAGACCGTGGCACTCTTCTTACCAGGCTTGTAGAAGAGGCGGGTATTCAGAGGGATGATGCCGGCATCACACATCTTCTGGAAGTCGTCGTTGAGGAAGTTGCTCTTCTTGCCGTTCAGACTGCGCCGGTCCACCTTCTTAGCAGGCTCAGGCTCTGCAGGAAGAGGGACGGCGACAGCCACAGGAGGAACAGCAGGCTCTGCCGGCTCTGCCTCCAGCTCAACCTTAAGAGCAGGCTCAGGCTGTGCCATTGCGGCAATCTGGGCCTGGACGAAAGACAGGGTACCCTCGGCACCCAGGGTCTCCACCATCTGCTGGACGTAGCGAGCGAAGGCCATCTTTAGCAGGAAGAACTTGCGTTGAACTTAGCAATAGATTGCTCAAGTTGTCAGGGGGGACTTGAGCAATAGGGCGGCGAATAGGGTTTCAAGTTTTCAGCAAAAAGATTGGTTTATCCTTTTGCTGTTTCTTTTGGTTTGTCTATAGAGGGATTTTATTGGGTGTTGATGGGAGGAGAGCGGCTCCTAGGAACCTCAATAGGAGGAAGGAACTCTGTGATGGTCTCTGTGATGGTATCGTGCATCCCTCCAGGTGAATAGAAGGTGTAGAGGAAGTCAGATCCCTCAGCCTCTTGGAGAGCCGCCACGTAGTTGTAACATGTAATAAAGACCTCCTTGATGGCCTCTACAGACTCTGGCTTGAACTTCAGAAACTCCCAGAGAGGCTCGCTCTGGTGTCCCAGCTTGTTCCAGATCTTTCCCTCGTTCAGCACATAGACCTCCTTGCCCGTGAGGCAGGTCAGCTTCTTTGCCGAGAGATAGAAGGCTGAGAAATAGACCTTCGCCCTGTCATGGGGATGGTCCAAGATCCACGGCGGCTGGGAGAGGGGGCTGAGCGTAGCGGTGGCCATCTTTCAGCGAAGATTGCCAAAGAGATGGAGGGGGACTGTCCTATCCCTATTGCTCCTGTATTCAACTTTAACGATAAAGAAACAAAAAGAAGCTAATCTCTATTTCATTTGGGCCCAAATCAAAAAGATATACCCAAGGTATCATCTTTTTATCCTTTTTTCTTTTGTTTTTTTCTTTTCTTTTTTTTTGTTTACAGACCCTCACGGACACGCTGAGAGTAGAACTTGTACTTGCCCAGAGTGCTAGAGAACATCTCAATGGTCATCACCAGAGGGGCAGTGGTGTAGTAGAAGTCCGTCTTGTAGCGGGAGTCAGGCATCCTATAGATGCTCTCATCCAGCTCCGCGATCTTGGCCATGACAGTCTCACGGAACTTCACGTTCTGACTCAGGAGGATGCGCCCAACAGAATTCAGATACCAGAAGAGCTCGTTGATCAGGCGGACCTTAGTGTTCTTCCAGGTCATCTGTGCCATGTGGTCCAGCCACTTCCTCGCGTATGCTGCGTGGACCTCCTTAGGAGCCTCATATAGAGGGCGGATCTTTACCATATCGCGGATGATGTAGGTGACCACGATGTGCTCCTGCTGCGGAGTCAGAGTAACCTCTTCAGGGATGTGGACCTCCATGTTCTCAATCTGCTTCTTCTTCGCCAGCTCAAGCAGGCGAGGAGAGCGGCGAAGAGGTACAGGGGCGAGGCTCATCTTTTACTCTGGGCAGTGGAGAGTGGAAGGGGGGACTAACTCTATAGACTACCATCCAAGTTCACTTTTTATATAGATGATCTTTATAAGATTTGTAGTACAAACCAAAAAGATACCTCTGTAGGTACTCTTTTTCTCCTTTTTTCTTTTAGTTATCTGGTGGTTTCTCTTAGTGGTTGTTCTGGTTGTCCTGCTCGTTCTGGTCCATGTCATCAATCAAGATGATGCCAGGCCCCACCCTGGCCATAAGACCAGGATGAGTGTGGAGATTGTGGGCGTTGATGTAAGAGAGGATGTTCTGGTAGGTCTTGTAGAGGTCACGGAGGTTAGGCCAGAGGCGCTCATCCACACGGTCCAGCATCTGGTGGGCGGCCTGGATCTTCTCAGCAAGAAGGTTGTCCTCGTGCTCATCCTCCTCGTCCTCTGGGTTGAGGATGACGCGCCTCTGGAGAGCAATGGCCGCCAGATCCTCTGTACGAGGAGCAGGGCCGCTGTTCTCCAGAGCACGTCCAGGAGGAGTCGCCTCTCCCCCACCTGCTGCTCCATAGGAAGAGGCCAGCTCCATCTCATCAGCAGGCCAGGGCACAGGCAGGATAGGAGGAGGCACCAGATGGGCAGGCAGACCCATAGAGGGCAGAGGGGCCACAGGGGGGAGAGAGTGAGTGCGCTGGGCAGGAGTAGAGGCCATCTTGCTGTTGCTGAGATGGGCTCTGGTCAGGGGGGGACTATCTATAGCGGCGCCGCCCTCTATTCACTTTTAGCATACCCATCTTTCATAAGAATCAAAAAGATCATAGGCGCTCAGAGGCCCAGAGGCCCAGAGGGCCTCGCCCCTTTCTGGCTATAGAACCAAAAAGAGTGGCTAGTTCTTTTTGGGGTGTTACCCTCTTTTGTTTATAGCCTGGTTTCTGTTAGGGTTCTTTTCTTGGGTTTGGTTTGACTTCTTTTGTGTTCTTTTTACTCCTCCTCAGGGGCGTCGGTGTGGCGGATGTCCTTGGTCTCAGGCTGGTAGTACCCCACCCAAGGACCGAAGCCGTCGCCCTCCTCCAGAGTGTAGAGACCGTTGGTCTTCTTGTCCACCCAGTACTCGGTCCCGTCCACCGTGATCTTGCCCATAGACTCGTCATCCTCCTCCTCTGCAGGGGCGGGGGCGGTCTTGGCAGCCACGGTCTTCTTGACCTCCTTCTTGGGGGGTGCCTCCTTCTTCTCGGCAGGCTTGGCCGCAGCGGCCTTCTTCTTTGCCTCTGCCAGGGCACGGACCGCGGCCAGCTTGTCCTCCTTCTTCTCCACGGGGGCGGGAGTCTTAGGGGCAGCAGCAGCGGTCTTCTTGGCAGGGGCGGCCTTCTTCACAGGGGGTGCAGGGGCCTCGTCCTCCTCCTCAGAGCCCGCCTCATCGGCGTCCTCCTTGAAGGTCTTCACGAAGTCCTTGTACTCCTCCATGTTCTCGGCACGGTAGTCCTTGACAATCGCCAGACGCTCAGGCTCGCGGGTGCAGTCCACGAAGAGATCAGGGTGCTCCTCCTTGATCTTCTTCACGAATGCAATCCACGCCAGAGTGCCGGTGGCGGCCTGACGCTTAGGAGCATCAGGGTCCTTGGCCTTCTTGTCCTTCTTCACAGCACGACCCACCGCGCCACCCTTGCCCTCCTTCTTGATAAGAAGGGCCAGAGAGGCGTTCAGCTGGAGCATCTCAGAGAAGCTCAGCTCGGCGATCTGCTCCAGAATGGAGTCGACGGCGTCAGACATCTTGACAAAGACTGGGGGTAGCGGTCTCAGGGGGTCAGGGCTCTGTGGAGGGCTCTGGAATCGCTGTGGGGAGGGGGGGACTGAATGGTTGTTGGCCGGCCCAGACTTCAACTTTTATTTGAGGTTGATATGCCCTCCTCTTGTCATATGACCCCTATAGATCACTTTTTACTCTGGATTGAGAGGGGTCATATGACCCCCAGAGGCATAAGACCCTCTTGTCATAAGACAAGAGGGTATACCCCTACAAGACAAGTCTTGTAGGGGACAAGACCCTCTGTAGAGGCCCTCTTGTCATATGACCCCCGTACAGAGGGGTATCACTCAATCCAGAATAAAAGTTGAATATGGGGGGTCCAGCCAACCAGATAGTCCCCCCCTCCCACAGCTAGCAATTCGTTGTCAGCTACTCTCAACGCTATCCAAAATGTCTTTCGTCCGCTATCTTGATGAGATGGTCGCCGCGATGGGCGTGGAGGGCGCCCGCTCTTTCGTGAACCAGCATCTGAACACACTGACTACCAGGGACTTCTTTGGAGCAGCATTCCAGAGCTCTTTCACCCCCTCCTCCTCTGCTGCAGGGGGTGCTGCCGCCCCTCTTCCTGAGGCCACTGCAGTACCTGCTACTGAAGCCACAGAGGTGGGTGGTGGTGGGGAGAAGGAGTCAGAGGGGTCTGTGAGTGAGGGCAGCAGCGAGGGCAAGAAGCAGCACCGCAAGTTCAAGTACCTCAGCGACATCTTCGCGGTCGGCACCAAGTTCTATCTGCAGAGCCTGGGTGACCGCTGGGATGTGGAGCTGGGGAAGAACGACAAGGACCAGCTGATCTTCAAGATGGGCGAGCAGATCTACACCTCCCCCAGTGCTCTCTGCAAGGCCCACGCCTCTCGCATCACCCAGAACCACCCCTCTCCAACTGCCCCTGGCCTTCCTTGGAAGTACATCAGGATCGCAGAGGGCCCTGACGCTGGTACCAGTATCGGCCAGATCTACGACACCCACTTCTCCTCTGCCTAAATTCAAGACAACACCCACCCCCAAACAAAGAAAAAAAGAAAAGAAAAAGAGCACCCGCTGGGGGTGCTCTTTTTGCTGGGCCCTAGTATCTTTTTGCTATAGAGGTTATCTTCATGAAGATGCCCTCTATAAATTTGAATAGAGGCCACCACCCCTCTAGCTCAGTCCCCCTCCCACAGACAGCCCAGAACACCCTCTGTGACTGTCTCAGCATACCAAGATGGACCCTCTGTTCCCTATCCCGGCTCCCCGCCGCTCTGCCCGCGTTGCTGCGAGGGAGGGCCGGCGGACCCCTGGAGAGGTCGCCGAGGAGCTCCACGCGGCGATGCTGGCTCTGGAAGATATCTCCCCTGAGGACCTGCCGGTTCTTTACGAGTGCAACTATCTGACAGACCTAGGCTACGACTGCACTCATCTTCATCCTCGGGTGAAGGTGAGCCTCAAGACACGCCGCCTCTTCAACCCCTTCCTCCGCCTCTGGCACGAGTACCACGAGGTCTTGGACTACGCCTGCCAGGAGCCCATGCTCTACAGCTGTGGGCCAGATGGAGTGGAGTATAAGGCCTGGAGCTTCAAGATGAAGGATGATGCGTATCTTAGCTTCACCTCTTTCATCTATGAGGCCCACCTCTACACCATTGAGAAGAAGGACTCAGCCTGGTAAAAGAACACCCACCCCCAAACAAAGAAAAAAGAAAAGAAGAAGAGCACCTGCAGGGGGTGTTCTTTTTGCTGGTATGCACTCTAGGCCCTCTGGGCCCTTTATCTTTTTGCTACAGAGGCTATCTTCATGAAGATCAACCATATAAAATTGTAAGCTCTATCTGAAGATAGAGCAACTCTTTTATCCAGCCCTGCTGGATAAAAGTGAAGTCTGGCCACCCCCCTCTAGCTCAGTCCCCCTCTCACAGACAGTCCCTCTGTCATTGTGCTCCAATCAAGATGCCCTCCATCACTCTCCCCTGCCACCGGCGGTCTCCACGGATCGCCCGTCAGAGGGGCTACCTGTCTGCTCAGGAGCTGGCCAGTGTGGTGGAGAGCACTGTGAAGAACCTGGCTGATCTTCGGCCGTCTGATGTGGCGGTCTTGAACGGCTACTGCTGGTGGGACTGCCGATACTCTCTCTATAGGATGGCACCTCTTCTGACCCCAGGCGCCTACACTCTTCTGGAGTCAGTCTTCTATGTCTTCAGCACGTACATGAACGCCCTCTGTATGGAGTCTATGGATCTTCTCACGCCAGCTGAGGAGAAGATGAAGGAGCTCCTGAAGAGCGTCGTGCCTGGTCTGGAGATCTACTAACACCACCAA